TCGCTGCCCTAGACTGTACTTTTACGAATACATCTTAGGCTGGAGTCTGGATGTTCCTGCACATGACGCATACTTTGGTGAGTCCTTTCACAAAGCCCGTGAGCATCAACTTACCTACGGCTACGAAGACATCCAAGGTGCATACAACGCTTTCGTCGGGCACTATCGTCAAGAGTTTGGTCCTGAAACTGATGACCTTTACAAACCAAAGAATCCAATCGGCGCTCTTCTTGCCATTCAGAAGTTTGCCGAAGAACGTAAGATTGACTTGTACGAAAATGAAGTCGTTATTCTCGACGATATGAAGATGTTGGAAATCTCTGGCACTGTACCAGTTGATGAAAAGCGCTCGCTTCACTACCGAATGGACTCTATCATGCAACGGAAAGAAGACGGTCGCATCTTCAGTTGGGACCACAAGACGACGAAAAAGCTATCTAGGTTCTGGAGAGAGAAATTCCACCTCTCCATCCAAAATGGAACTTACACTCACTGCATGTACTGTATGTTTCCTATTGAACAAGTGCTTGGCGTAGAATTCGACGGAACCTGTTTAGAGTACCTCTCACGTAATAGCAAGACGCGCTCAGCCGGCTATCACGTTACCTTCGAGCAAGTTCCTGCTTTCAAAACTCCTGAGCAGATGAATACCTGGCTTTGGAATGTGAATGACTTACTAGATAACATCGAGAGGGAGATGGACCGTCTTTATCATTCAAGCGAAGACGACACTGTAATGATGGCTTTCCCTATGAACACTACCAGTTGCACAGACTTCTTCGGCTGTCCTTACCACGACTTCTGCTTAGCATGGCAAAACCCTCTCCAACAATGCTATGACGTTCCACTCGGTTTTCGTACTGAATACTGGGACCCATCAAAGATGGAAACAACAGTTAAGAAAGATCTTAAGTGGAGGTAATTAATGGCTTACGACTACATCAACGAACTTGACAAAGTTCGCGATTACTACGCCGGCGACCCACTCCAAAAGCGCTTCAGCGCTCTCATCACTGGTGAAACTAACGCTGGCAAAACCTTTCTCCTCAGGACTGCACGAAAACCTATCCACATAGACTCGTTCGATCCTGGCGGAACCAAGTGTCTCAAGGACCTAATTGAAAAAGGCGAAGTTATCGCTGACACTCAATGGGAAGCCGACGATCCGTTCTCTCCTGCTACTTTTGCAAAGTGGAAGCGTGCCATTGATCTCCGTTTTCAAATCAAATACTTCGATCACTTCGGAACTTACTGCATTGACAGCGCTACAACTTTCGGTGAAGCAGTAATGAACGATGTACTCAACAGTCGCTCTCGAGCTGGCGAAACTCCTATGCGTAATCGTGACTATATGCCTCAGAAAACGGAGATGTCTAACTACATCAAAAAACTAATGAGGATACCTTGTGACTTCATTTTAACTGGTCATCTCAGAGAGAATCGCAAGGTTCTCTCCATCGACTCTAGCACCGGCGTAGTTCGTGAAGAAGTCAACTACCGTTTCTACACCACTGGCCAGGCAGTCGTAACTATCCCTCTCTTGTTCGACGAGATCTACGTTATAGTCGGCAAAGAAGGTCGCAACGGTCCTGAACGCAAGATGCTCATTGATTCTCTCGGCACTTACATCGCTCGGTCTCGGCTGAAGCAGGCTGGAAAACTTGATGCATTTGAAGAGCCAGACATTAAGAAGATCCTCAGAAAAGCTGGCCTTACCTGGGATGACAAACCTGCGCTTCCAAATGAGACCGTTAAATAAATTAACCGACTAAAAAGGGAGGTGAATTTGCGCTAACTAATTGTATTAAAAAAGTCCGTCAATTAATTTAACAATCTATTTCCAAAAAGGAGAAACACCAATGTCACTTACCGATTACAGCGACCTCGAAGGCCAGATCAAAGACGCTCCAGAACCCAAGACTCTTCCTCGTGGAGCCGAAGTCAAAGCTCGTATTATCTCTGTGCGTGAAGGGATTAGCGACAAGAACGGAGCGCAGTGGTATTCCACTGTGTTCGATGTACCTTCTGACCCTATGGTTATCGAGTTCAACGATTTCTTCTGGGACCTTGCTGACCGAGACAAGTTGACAGAAAAGGAATTTCAGCGGAGCGTTCGGAAGTTCAAACTGTTTGCTGAAGCCATTGGCCTCGACTACAGCCGACCATTCAGCTGGACCGACGACCTTGTTGGCATGGAATGCTGGGTCATTCTCGGCGTTCGCAAGTCAGACGAGTACGGTGATCAGAACACTGTCTCCAAGTACATCACTGGTAAATAATCATAACTCAGACTGGCGGGTGCTCACATAGGCCCGCCAGTTTACGGAGGCACTATGAACCACGAAGAATTCATGCGTGCTCGTGACGATCTAAACGATCACTGTACTAAGCTCCTCGCAGCAAAGCAGAATGAATACGCTAGCGGTAACAAGGATCGCCTCAACCAGTTCAAACGTGCTGCTGCACTATCCAACTGCATCCCTGAGAAAGCACTCGCAGGGATGATGATTAAGCATGAGACCTCTATCCACGACATGATAGATGACATCTCTCGTGACATGCACCACTGCGCAGAATGCTGGAAGGAAAAGCTAGGTGACCTTCGTAACTACTGCGATCTGCTTTGGGCCCTTCTCAATGACACAGGAGAGATCTAACATCTCTTCCCGGCGAAACTAAAACATCAAACGAAGGGTAGCGAACATGGACATAGCGGATAGAAACACTGAATTGATTGGTGACGGAAACGAGAATGAGGCCAGAAGACCGCTGCCGGGACTGTCTTCTGGTTTCTACTATTTCATTCATGTCTTCTGGATGCTATTTGCCATAGCATCTTTTTGTGCTTTTATGGCTCAGACTACTGAAATGATTAGGGTTATGAAACTATTCAGATTTACATATACCAGTCACAATAACATAACAGCTGGGTGCGTCAACTTCCCGCTCGGCAAAGATTGGTGGGATATAGCTGACCAGGGCTATGGAGATGTTACCAAAGATAGATAATTTAAGGGGGTTATATGATAAACAATTTTTTTAATAAGATTAGAAAACTACTCTCTACTAAAGAGTTCAGGATTATAAAATCAACAAGGACTTCAGATGGAAGATATTATTATTACATACAAGAAAAGAGTTTAAGTAATCTTTGGTGTTGGAGCTGCTCATATTTTGAAGACGGAACAATAGCTACAAGCGATACTATAGAAGGATGTGAAAAATTAATACAAGATTATGTTACAAAAACAGCTCCTTGTAATAAAGAATTAGTAAAAGAAATGACTTATTAAAAAGAGGATATAAATATGAACGAACTTAGGTTTTATATAATATTTGGAAAGAAGTGGTATCCATCATTAATGTGTTATCAAGCAGGTATTCACTTATCATCGATACTTATTTTCTTACCAATGCTTATTTATACTATATATAAGGGAGAATATCTTTGTGGTTTTTGTTGGTTTTTACTTATAACAGGATTAGAATTAGTTTCATTTTTTTCAGCTTTTGATGAAAACCTTGCAAGAAAAGTTAAAAAACATGGATATGGTGGAATAGAGTTATTTTATTGATGTTGCTAACAATAACTTTGCTGGCGGCGGCGTGGAAAGTCGCAGACACGCTGGACTGGTCGGAAAGACGGCTACGTTTGAAACTGGAATAGGAAAAATAGCCGGGGTGGCGTCCGGCCAGCCAGCAATTAGAAAGGAAGATAGCTAATGTTTGTGACAGCTTTAGAAGCGCGTAAAAGATCTATCTCTATTGCTCGTAGAAAGATTGAAGACGCGGAAAAAATTAAGGCTACTAAACTGCATAATGAATCCGTTAAGCTATATAATGAAGCTACGGAAGAGTATGACTGGGTAAAACGAAAAATAGCTATTTGTTTGGAAGAATCAACGGATAAACTGTACGCCGAATTTTGTTGGGATTATATTACATTCGGTAAAAGGGACAGAAGGCCGGCGATTGTAAAAGCCGTAGAAATGGTATTAAAAGAGCTATCTTCTTTAGGGTACACATACAACAAGCCCTATATATCACAAGGTGGGTATATTATATTTCGCATAAAATGGTAGCAAAAAGATCGCTTATGATATTCATGTTTTGATTCTGGCCGCCTACGCCGAAAGGACTGACCCATGAAAGAACAGTCAAAAGAAAAGTGTTCCTGCGGATTTGAGTTTTCTGCTCCTGGCGAGTTTCGTAACTGCGAAATATACCGCGATGAGTCTTCTGGACGGTGGTTTAAAATCTGTCCGAAGTGCGGTAAAGCATACACGGTAAAGGACTGAGCCATGATCCTGACAGACGATGAGATAAACATGCTCCAAGACTGGACTATAGGTAACTACATAGAGGACTCATTCGCAAAACTATTCCATAGCCACCTTGCCGCCAACGAGCGGATCAGGGAGTTGAAGGCCCGTTTGCGGGAATTAGCAGAGGCGACTGAGTGGAGGGAACAATGCAAACAGTTATGCGCATGGATACGCCTTGGTTTTGTTTATCTGAATTGTGTTTGCGCTATGGAATTTAATAAAACACTTTTACAGGCCGAAGCCGACTACTACGCCGCACTCGCGGCGGCGAAGGGGAAGTGATGGAGAGAAATTACTTAGCTGGTTAGGCGGAAACGTCCGTCCAATAACTGTTAGCAGAAGGAGACATGCAATGGACGGTTTTTTGATATGTCAATATGCAGATCAGTGCAACAATACATTTTGTGGGCACAGATCGCCCCATCCGTGGTGCGAGGAGTGTGGAGATGGTGATGAGTGTGTGATGGGTGTTGTTCCGGTGTGTATATCAGCTAACAAGACAGTGCAGGCGACGGCCAAAGTCCGCAGCGCCGGAATTTAACACATTAAAGGAGGACACAAAATGACAAGATTTAATGTAGGTGATACAGTTTATTTTGATTACTCGGAAGTAAAATGCAGAACAGGTGTACCACTTCTGCCATGTTTTAGTAGTGGAAAAGGCATTGTTACAAGGAGACACATCATCGATTACGCAGACGGAGAGAAAATCTATTACGTAATTAAAGACGAAAACTCGCTAAGAAAAGACACTATCAAAGAGGAGTTCTGCTTCTCATCAAGAGAAGAATTAGAAGCAAACTCGAAGCCTCCTCTTTTTGACTTTGTTCTTACGCTTCCAGAATCTATCGTAAACCCGGAAGACCTTGCTCCAAAAGGCCCTGAGTGTTCAGAGTGGAATGCTTACTTCGGAGAATGGATTCGCAAATGTTATAGTCCTTATATGAATAGTGATATGGAACTAGCAGAATTCAAAAAGATCACTATGAAATGGATTCAGTCAATGAGCCGTGTTAAAAGCTGGATGCTTGACAATGGCTGGATTAAGAAAGTAACTCCAGAACCACCAAAGAACTGGGATAATCTTAAGCCGATTAAAAGAGATAATAGAGTAGAGATCGAAGACACTTCCTCTGGAAAAGTCTTGCTTGTGTTTGAGCGCAGTGGAGTGGTTTGGCTTCCACCTAACGCTGGTGGTGGACACGGAAACTTTGATGATTCTGGTCGATTGATTATTTCTAGAAACAGTAAATGAATCTAAGGAGGAACTATGAACAATCCAAACATTAATAAAGGGCAAGCTGAACTTAAAAAAGATGTACCTAGTGAAAGAGAGGTACCTACTTCAGTAAGTGAGTTATCACGTTACATAGATGATCTAGAGCTATCAGTAGGAAGTCTAGCTGAAAGACTATCATCAGTTTTATCATATAGAGCTCAAGAACCTGAAAAGTTAAGTCCTGCAAGTGCTTGTCCTGAGCCTTGTGAGTTATCAAGAATTATAGATGAGAAGGCATCAAGAGTTTATTCAATAAGGATGACTATAATTAACCTAATACAGAGATTGGAGGTCTAATGGAAAACAATTACTTCGGAGATCGAATGCGTAGATGGGACAGGTACTTCCATGACATCTGTGTTGCAGTGTCTGCAAAGTCACCTTGCCTGTCTCGTAAAATTGGGACATTACTAGTTCGAGACCACTCTATTGTCTCAACAGGCTACAACGGACCTCCCCGTGGATATCCTCATTGTGGTCCTGTCTGTCCACGGCATAAGGCAGGGCTTAAAAGTGGGCAGGGACTGGAACTCTGCCCAGCTGTCCACGCAGAGGTCAATGCCATAGCAAACGCTGCACGAGTTGGTGCTACAACTATTGGAACTACACTTTACATGAACTGCTGCATCCCATGTAAGAGCTGTCTCTCAACCTTAATCAATGCAGGCATTGTCGAGATAGTTGTTGATGAAGTATCTCCATACGATGAACTGTCTCAGAAAATGCTTAAAGAATGCAACATAAAAGTAAGGAGCTTTCGGCTATGAGCGATTCAGACATTATATCATTGATTTCAATAGTGATATGTTTTATTGCTATGGTAATCTCATCAGGAGGTAGTAGTAGATGAAAATTATAATTCTTGGAATCGACGGCTATATTGGATTTCCACTTGCTATCAAGCTCATGCGTGAAGGACATACAATCTTAGGTGTTGATAACTTGAGTCGGAGGGCTAGAGTAAACAGCGTTGGAGGTAACTCCATCACACCTATTGAATCACCTATGATGCGTGATGCTGAGTTATCTAAACAATTTCGTGAACTGTTCTCTCGTCGAGCTAGAGTGTCTCTCGGAGAAGATGATCCTAATTACATCCTAAGGATCCTTGATGACTTCCAACCTGCTACCATAGTCCATCTTGGAGAACAACCATCTGCACCTTGGTCCATGATTAGTCCTTACCAAGCAGCTGAGACACAGATAGGTAATGTCATAGGTACGCTTCATGTTCTTTGGGCTATGCACTCTGTCTGCCCTGATGCTCATCTGATTAAGCTAGGCACAATGGGTGAGTATGGTACACCTGATTGTGATATACCTGAAGGAGTGATTCCTAAATGGGGAGTAGGTAAGCAAAATAGATACCAATCTGACTGCCCAAATACTGATGGCAGATGTGGTGGTACTTGCCCTATGTCAGGCCTCCTCTTCCCTCGCCAGCCAGGTTCCTTCTACCACATCTCCAAAGTCCACGATACCTACAACGTCGAGTTCGCTTGTCGCAACTGGGGACTGCGCTCTACTGACATTATGCAGGGAGTGCTCTTCGGCTTGAACAATGAAGAAAATCCACGTTTACTCACTCGCTTTGATTACGACGAGTATTTCGGTACAGTCATTAACCGCTTCTGTGCCCAGGCTCTCATTGGACATCCTCTTACAGTCTACGGCAAAGGCAATCAGACTCGTGGTTATCTCACTCTCAAAGATGCTTTACAATGCCTCACTATTGCAATAGAGAACCCACCCAAACCTGGCGAATACCGCACTTGGAATCAATTCGAAAGCCTTCATTCAGTAAATGACCTTGCTGGTATGGTTCAAGACATCGCCAGAAAAAATAACTATGACTGCTCTACTAACCACATCCCTAATCCACGTAAGGAAGCTGAAGACCATTACTACAATCCAACTGTCAAAACACTCTTTGACCTAGGCTTCGAACCAGATCGTGACATCTACGGTAACATCGAACTGTTGTTTCATCAACTCATCCCATTCAAAAGCCGCATCAGTCCTGCAGCAATCATGCCTAAGACAAATTGGAGGTGACATAAATGTCAGATGAATATAAACCACGCTTCATATTCGAAATAACTGAAGCTCAAAAAGAGCGTGCTGATAGATTGTTAGCAACTTATGGTCTTCGCAAGGCTGTGTTCTCCCATATCCTCGACGACGTTCTCGACATCCTAGAAGAATTTGGCGGAGCGTCTCTCGGTCTCCTCATCACTGGAAAATGCAAACCTCGTGACATAATTCCTACAATGAAGAATGCTTCGAGAGGAGGTGAACTTTCCAATGGCTGATCTTGAAGACCTTAACTATAAATCAATAGTTGATATGAACACAGATGATGCAATAGAGCTTCTGCGGCAGATCCGACTCGGCCGCCGTATTCCTTCTAAACCTACAAAGCAAGCAACAGTCCGTCAATCTCGCAAGGCAGTCCCAGCTGTCTCATCAGATCAAGCTGCAGAACTATTAAAAATTCTTAGTGGAGGCAACTAATGACAATCAAAGTTGGAATCGTAGGCATGGTGCAGACTGAAGCTATTATCGTCTCAGATCGCGCACGGAAGATGATGGGCAACCTTGATGATCTTGAAGCTAACATGAAGGAAAGTGGTCTCATCGCACCGCTGGCAGTCAAAGACAATCAAGACGGAACTTATACTCTCCTCGCCGGCGAGCGTCGATATACTGTTCTCAAACGTAACAATGTAGATGTTATCCCAGCTCGTATTTACGACCAGGACTTAACTGACCTAGAAATGAAGGTCATTGAGAAGTCCGAGAACTTCTACCGCAAGGACTTTGAATACTGGGAGTTGGACAAACTCACTTCCGAAATCACTGATATGCAACAAGCTATCCATGGAAAGAAAGCACCTGGTCCTGGAGGTACTGGATGGGGACTTGAAGACACTGGTGCTATGATTGGAGGTGTAACCAAAGCTGCTGTTTCCTACGCTATACGTCGAGCCCAGGCTCGTGAGGTAATGCCTGAGCTATTCGACAACTGCAAAACTGCATCTGATGCAAACAAGGTGCTGAAGAAAATTGACGAAGCTGTTGTCAAACAAGCCATTGCACAAAAACTTGAATCATCGAAAGCTGAATCATCTATCAAGCAACTATCAAATCGCTTCATCATTTCAGACTTTTTCACCGGAGTCAAGCAAATCCCTAACAACATGATGCACTTGGTCGAGATCGATCCTCCTTATGCTATTGACTTAACTGAGGTCAAAAAGTCTGGCGTTGACACTAATGCTGACTACAACGAAATTCCTGCTGACTCGTATCAAGTATTCCTAGCTAATCTGTTTGCCGAGTGTTACCGTATCATGGCTGATCATAGCTGGCTCATCTGCTGGTTTGCGCCGGAGCCTTGGTTCGAAATCATCTTTCAGGAGCTATCAAATGCATGCTTTGAAACGACTCGTATGTGTGGTATTTGGACTAAGCCTTCTGGACAAACTAGAAATCCTGACACTAAGCTTGCGAATAGCTATGAAATGTTTTTTTATGCTTGGAAGGGTCGGCCTGCGCTTGCAAAGCCTGGACGAAGTAATATTTTTGACTACACGCCTGTCCCTCCGACTAAGAAGACTCATCCGACAGAGCGGCCAGTCGAATTGATAAAAGAGATCTACGAAACTTTTGCATTTCCAGGATCTCGCATCTGCATTCCTTTCCTAGGCTCCGGCAGTGGCATCTTCGCGGCCGAGCAAGCTGGGATGTCTGCTGTTGGATTTGAACTTTCTCAAGCATACAAAGATAGTTTCTTGGTCAAAGCTAGCGCTATGAAATGAGATCGTAAATTTATTTGACGGACTGGAGTCCAAATGAAACGCACATATGTTCCACCTTCTGGCAACCTCAGTGCAAAGCTAGCTATCGTTGGTGAGCAGCCTGGCATCGACGAGATTCGTGCCAGGCCTCCTAAACCTTTCATCGGAGCTGCAGGAAAAGCACTAGATGAATGTCTACGAATGACTCGTGTGATGCGTAGTAATGTCTACCTAACCAACGTCATCAAAGACCTAGATGCCCCTCTCAAACATTACATTAACATAGACAGCCGCGGCAAGTGGACTATCCACCCTGATGGCTACACTTACATAAACGAACTAGCAGATGAACTCTCTAAATTAAACCTCAACTGTGTCCTCGCACTTGGCAACGTAGCTCTCCTCGCTCTAACCAATCGCGTAGGCATAACTAAGTGGAGAGGAAGTGTACTCGAGTCAACAATCGTTAAAGGGCTTAAAGTGGTCCCAACATTTCACCCAGCTACTTTCATTCCACCAAAGTTCAACTTCCTCAACAAACCACTTATTTGCGAAGATATTCTTCGCGCTGCTACCGAGTCTGAATTCCACGAGATTCGCCGTACTCCACGCAACATCAAGACAAGACCAAACTTTCAAGAATCTATCAGCACACTTGATTACTGCTACGAAATGGGACTTCGAGGTCAAACTCTCGCAATCGACATTGAGGTCATTAACAGAGAACTTGACTGTATCTCAATCGGCTGGGCTCGTGACCAAGCTATCTCAATCCCTTTTCGAGACCATAATGGAGATTACTTTTCAGTCGAGCAAGAATACAAAATCATGGTTCTAATTGCTCACTTAATACAAGAGCCACGAATAACCAAAGTCGGTGCAAACTTTATCTTCGACCTACAGTTCCTATTTCACAAGTATGGTATCATTCCTAGAGGTATTGAGCACTGCACTCAAATTGCTCAGAAAATATCTTTCCCTGACTTCCCTGCTGGTCTGGACGCTGTCACTACTATGTACACAGACATACCATACTACAAACAAGATGGTAAGCAGTGGATGAAGATGGGAGTTGGTTCATGGGAAGAGTGGTGGAACTATAACGGCATGGACTCTATAGTCCCTGTCGAAGCACTCCCAAAGCAGCTTCAAACTCTTGCTGACCAGCAAAACTCTGAAACCTACGAGCGTCAGCGAAAGTTAATCAAACCTCTCATCTACATGGCAGAGCGTGGAATCAAAATTGACGTTGAAGGCATGATAGACTACAAGGAAGAACAACAAGCTGAACTAGAACACCTTGGTGAAAAGCTTAACTCAGTCGTAGGCCATGACATAAACTACAACTCACCTCAGCAATTAATGAAGTACTTCTACGACGAGCTAGGACACCGTCCTTATAAGAAACGTAACACTAATGGAAAATACGTAGATTCAATTGACGTAGATGCACTTAAGCGATTAGCGCGTCAGGGTGTTGAAGCTGCTCGTATCATGCTAGACATTCGTAGCTTAACCAAGCGCATATCAACTTACCTCAACGTAGGAAAGGTGGACGAAGATGGACGCTATAGATCATCCTATAAACCTGTCGGAGCTGAAACAGGCCGTCTCTCAAGCGGCACTACAATATTTGGAACTGGAGGAAACCAACAGAACTGGCCACATGACCTTCTTAGATTCTTTCAGTTCGACGAAGGTTACATGGGCTATTCCTTTGACCTTTCACAGATTGAGAATAGGATTGTCGCTTACGTTGGAGGAGTCCTTACACAAATTGAAGCCTTCGAACAAGGAATCGATCTTCATAGACTAACTGCCTCCGTAATCCTAGGTAAGCCTTACGACCAGATTTCTGGAGAAGATGGATCTTCCGACCTTGGCGACGGAAGACAGTCCGAACGCTACTGGGGAAAGAAAGGTAATCATGCTACCAACTACGATGTCGGCTATAAAACATTCGCTCTCAAAAATGAGATGTCTGAAGCAGATGCAAAGCGCATCCTTTTCTCCATTCATCAAGGCTATCCACAAATCAAGGGAGGCTATCACCAGATCATTCAAGACATGCTTAAGCAACGAAGAATGGTTACAAACCTATTCGGTCGTAACAGACTCTTCCTCGGACCTATCTTTCCATCTCATCCATTCGTACCACTGAGTGCTTGCGAAACAACCTTTCGCGAAGCCTACGCTCACTTTGCACAAAGTACCTGCGCTGACAAGATTAACGAACAAGGTCTTGAACATATCTTCTACAACCAAGACATCTTCAGACCAGTTGAACTCCTAGCTCAGATTCATGACTCAGTTGTATTCCAGATTCCTCTATCACTTCCCTGGATCGAGCACGCTCGTATCCTTCTTAACATTAAGCAACACTTAGAAATTCCTCTCGAGTGGCATGGACGAGAGATTCAAACACCTGCTGATCTAGCTATCGGCTTCAACATGTGCAAAGAATGTATGATCGAACTTAAACACAAAACCTTTCCAATGGATGAAGTTAAACTCGCTGACAAATTAAAGGAGGTTTACGATGCGCTTCAAGCAAATAGAAAAATTGGTAATTGAGTGGGGAAAAGATCGTAATATCTACAAAGGATCATCTCCAAAGGATCAGGCAGCTAAACTAGTCGAGGAATTCACTGAGCTCTTAGTAGCTACTAATCACTATCGACTCAGTGATATGAAAGATGCTATCGGAGACATGATGGTAGTTATGACTCACATCGCTGCTATGATCGATACTAACCTAACCGAATGCTATAAGCTCGCTTATAATGAAATCAAAGATCGTAAGGGAAAGTTAGAAAATGGAATCTTTGTAAAGGAATGAGGAAACTATGTCTGACTCAGAACGAATTCTTCCTGACTGGATTGATGGCTTTATGGAGCTCACGGAAGAGTCAGAACCTCCTCGAATGTTTCGAAAGTGGTCGGCCATTTCAGCAGTGGCCTCCGCTCTTCAACGCAAGGTCAGACTCGAACTAGGAATCTCACTAACTTTCTACCCAAACCTTTTCATCGTCTTAGTAGGCCCATCTGCAACTGGCAAAGGCACTGTGATGAAGTATGTCTCAGACATAATCGAGAACATTCCAACTATCCGTGTCAGTGCTCAGGCCACTTCACTTCAAGCTCTCATCCGCCGTATGAAGGAAACAAACTTAACTGATATAGACCTTAAGGATGGCAGGCAACAGTATCATTCCTCAATGACAATCTTCTCCACTGAGTTCACTGTCTTCCTTGGTTATCACAACCGAGAACTAATGGCCGCCCTCTGCGACTGGTACGACTGTTCCAACAGATGGACTTATGAAACTATCGCTAGAAAGAAAGAGGAAATTATCGGCGTCTGGGTTAACCTATTAGCTGGTACAACTCCTGACTCAATTCAATCCTCGCTACCAATGGAAAGCATCGGCGGCGGACTAACTTCTCGTATCATCTTTGTATTCGAAGAGAAGCGTGAGAAACTAGTAATCTTTCCTGAGGTCACCGAACGTGAGACACAGCTTCAAGAAGCTCTAATCCACGACATAGATCAGATATCAATGCTGTCTGGACCTATGAGTTTTACAACTGAGTTCATGAAACTATACAGTGCTTGGCGAGAACACGATGCACTTAATCCACCTTTCTATGATAAGAAATTTGATGGCTACTGTGGTCGGCGGAAGAAGCACTTACTCACACTCTCAATGGTCTGTTGTGCTAGCCGTTCCAACGATATGATTATAGAAGGCGAAGACCTTCTTCGTGCAACTATGTTACTTGAAGAAGTAGAAGCCAAAATGGCTTTGACATTCAAAGGTCTCGGCCGAAGTGATCTCGCCGGACTTATCAACGATGCTATTGTCTACGTAGAGAATTCAGAAACTCCAGACATTCCTATGTTTCAGTTCGCTAGGCACTTTGAAGGGAATATGGATAAGTTTGAGATGGATAGAGTTCTGTTTACTCTCGAATCTATGGAATATGTTAGAGTTGTTAAAAAGCCTGGAACTGATTCCATAATCCATAGACTCGAGAGATGATTAATTTATTTAACGGACTTTTGGTCATACAACTTCATAACATTACGCTTGAACTCGTCACTGATAACTCCTCCAGCATTGCTAACAATTTTAACTTGCTTCATAAACTCTTCTCTTTCCTCACCAGTTTTACTATTCAATTCCTTAACATACAACTTGGCTCTGGCTTCAGGACTCAAACCCTGGAGCCTCAGCCAAAAACTTCTATCCTTCAAGTTCTTTGTCTTCTCTGAAAATATAAACCTTTCCTTAAGTTTGTCAACTGTAGCCCTGTCTTTAAATCCTTTAATGTAGTCAACGACTTCCTTCCTACTATGAGTACCATAGAATAGATAACCATCAACTCTTTCATCTAATCCTATAGTTTCAACTGCATTCTTCAGCGCATCATCTTCGGCCGCTACTTCAAAATCCTTAGCATGTTTTGAATAAGGATTAGTAACACCTATGAATCTTCTAAACACAGGTGTTCTAGCAAGTGTGAGGAGAAAATGTCTACGCTTTGTTTCTTTAGGCAAGTCAGCAAATGCTTTATTATATCCTTCGTTTAAGATAGCTGACCATACTGTCCCATTCGTAACCAGTTCACTAGCAACATAATTCATTCTTTCAGGAGATAACCCTGTTACCTGTCCAAGGTCTGTGAAAACTTGAGGAGTCTTACCAGGGATAGATTCTTTCTTACTCTTTGGCCAGCTAAACGGTTTATCTGAGCCCTTCCAAATATCTTCATTTAGCCAGAAATCTTTATTAGTTACATACCCAAGCACACCACTTATCGTCGGCGGCAGTACAGACTGTGTCGTTACAGGGCTATATTCAGACAGCATCTTCACCACGTTATCTACATCTATTTCCTTACCCATATGCTTGTCTGTAGCAGCTTCAAATAGTACTTTGAAGAACTTCTGTCCATTATCAAGAGGCAATTTCCAGAACGGATACCTAATCTGTCCCTTCTCATCTTCGAATCCAAAGTCATCTCCAAACGGAATGCAGACATTATTCTGCATATTAACATCACCTTTAAGATCACCAATAGTTTTAGGTGCCATATTCTGCGCTGCCATGTATAGTCCAGTAACAACAGATCCGAATTGAGCTAGTTTGTATGCAGACTTAACTGGATTATCTTTAAATGACCTAAATAGCCCTCTTGTTCCCTGAAGGCCAGCGCCAAGGTAAGGAATAGCATTGTCAAGTGACTTCGTTATATCTCCGCCTTGGCCGAAGTCCATGTAGTCACGAGCAGCAAACGTGGATTCGCGTGCAGGCTTTTTTTGTTTTAGTGCTCTCTCACGAATTGCTAGCCTCGTCATGATCTCGCCAGTCTCACCAAAGTATCCAGCGAAGTTAAAGAACTTTGCTAACGGCCCTTCAATATGCCTACCACGCTGCAGCAACCTTCCCTGCAAAGTCAAAAACTCCATTCCACCACCTTCGTTAATATAATCTATGTACCTACCTTTCCTCATAAAAGCGTCATGAGCAACTGTTGCCATATCTACACCCATCTGCAATGCATAGATAGGAAGGTGTGAACTATACAATGGTCTCCACTTTCCATTCTCAAACACTCTAGCTGCAAACCAAGCATGCATTACATCTTTAGGTACGTTAGCAAGAGCGAATCCCCAGTTGATACCTGTAGCCATTGTCTTTAACAGCGGCGTCCCACTCATGTACCGTAGAAACTGTGACATCTTATAAGACATCTCAGGATTACTTGTAATCCATTCCTTTGTCATCTCAGGTGAAATATACAAAGGTTTGCGCTCACCACCTTCATACACATATATACGAGACCATCCTGATGGAATCCTATGTTCTTTATCTCTGATCATAGCAAAGCCATTGTCAGGATCTCTCTTTGCCAGTTCAGATAGTTCCATATTAGCTTTGTTCTTCATAATCCTGCTATATGCTCTATTAAACACCTCAAGTGCCATAACCTCACTCGATGGTTCAAAGATATCAGTCTTCCTACCATGTGCCAGAGGCTCAACACCTGACTCATACACACTCATCTTAGTCTTCTTAATGCTAGGCTGTCTTCGATCGAAGATGTCAACTATCTTCAACCTTCGATAGTTATGCGAACTCAAATCTTTAAACTCTTGCTCAGTAATTAAGTTAGCATCTAACATATCTTGAAGTGGTTTCTTCATCCACTCAAAATACTTCTGCGCTCGGTCCTTAATTATAGCTTCACGCTCTGGAGATATCTTCTCAATATGTCCAAATAATTCATTATAAGCAGCACACTTCTCTGGTTCAAGTCCTTCAGGAAATTTAAACTTCCCTTTCGACTTATATTTAGCAATGTCAAGCATACGATCAGATAGTATCAATGTATCTAATACTCTCTTCTCATTCCTATTAAGCCCTCTATAAACATCCTTACGCATCTGATTAAGCATCATTGCAGCACGAGTCGATGCGCCTTTTGCTAAGTACATCTGCTGAAGAATTTCATAACCACCTTTTACACTCTTTAGCATCTCCCTTCGAATGTTACCAGATTTGTCAATGAAGCTTCTAACTCCTCCTTCTCTTAATCTATGCAGTGCTTCGCGTGGTTTAAAAGATTTCATCGAACGAGCTTTTTTAACATAATCAGCTACGGTCTTCGCACCTTTGACTACAGCTTCTTCGACAGGGATGCCTGAGTAGAATATATTACCAGTACCAATATTATAAGTCCCTGCATTTTTAACTTCTTTAAACTGATTAGAGTTAAATACTAAATAAGATGGACCAGTACCCTCTACACTATTAGGGTATATTATACCATCATAACCTTCTTCCTGGATAAGCTTCTCTAAATCTCTATTAGCATCATCAAATTTTTTATTACCTAAATCGTAATCATCTATTAATTTACTTATCCTATCCCACGTCTTTGGAAATACTTTATATTCTAGACTATCTGACAGAATAATTTCTCTTGTAAATACTTCTACATCCCATATTCCTGGATCACGACTTATTACAAGTGGGTTTTCCATCCTTAGATAACCTTTGAGGATAGTAGGATATATATTCTTTATATCCTCTCCAGAGTCTATAGCCGACTTGAAAGTCTCCACTTGTCTACGTCTAGCCTGTTCTTCAGTACCAAAATGGATGCCTATACCACCATATCTTTTATTTGGATCAAACTCAGAAAAGTTAAATGGACTAGCGTGATAGACAATTATAGGCTCACCTTCTATAGTTGTTATTTTACTCTTACCAAACCATTTAGAAAAGTTTTTTCCTAGCTCAGACTTCTTTGCATATTTAGCTCTTTCCTTTGCAAACTTATATAAATTATCAAGGGCTTTAGGTACTTGATCAATAGGGATGCCTGAGTAAAGTTTTGTTCCAGTATCTCCAGATGGTTTATTTAATTTACGATCTAATGTCTTCGCCCACCTGGAGGCCTCACTAACAAAGTCCATCCACTGCAAATGATCAACTCCATTCTGAAACTCTGATCTCAGCTCATCGCCTCTTGTTGCTAACTTATCTAGCGCTGCTTTTGTCTTTTCAATGTCAACAGTCTTATCTCCATGATAATACCTATTAACATCATTGATTAGTTTCTGCGTAAACAAGTCTACATCTTCATAAACAGCTTCTCCCTTTCTCTCAAACAACCCTTTGAATACTTCAGCTTCCTCAGCCTTCTGAAATAGCGGTGAGTTCTCACCATTAAGGTCTTCACTATCTCTAATGTTTGTGTCTAACTCAATTTCAGTAGCTGGTTTCTGATCCTCTGGTTCTATTGTTTCTACTTTCTTTTTTCTAAGCTTAGTTTTAAGCTTATGCTCAGTTTCAGTATCTTTAGTATCTTCTACCTTAGCAGCCTCAGATTTAGATGGTTCATTTATTTTATGATCTGGCGTTGGCACCTGTGATTCATCAGCTAATCCTTTCTCAGCAGCTTTAATAACAAAGTGATTCGTCACAGCCACTCCATTACTATCATACCAGCTACCATTAACCTTATAATACAAGTTACCTTTCTTCGAAGTAAACTTAGCTTCAGCTTCCGCAAGCTGTTCATCGTTCAACTTAAACACTTCATTAATCTCAGTCTTCGTCGCTTCCTTCAATCCAGTGTCTTGTATCGGCCGAGCTTTGATCTTATAAAGATCCTCTTGCTTCCTCCCTAATTCCTCTATCGTCAATTCATCAAGCCCTTTCTCAAACCTCTTCCTAGCATCTTCTTGTGCAAGCTCTGTTTGCTTCTTAATCACCTCTTGCATCTTAGCCTGAGCAGCTGCAATTGCATCTGGAGTTGCTGTAGAAATGTCTTCTCCTGTAGCAACTTTATATGCGTTAGCGATTGCATCTTGAGGCTTTGTGCCAGACGCTTCATACAAGTTCAACATTGTATTAGTGTACTCAACTGCTTTCAACCCACCAATCATTACACCAGCTTCTAAAAAACCTCTTGCACTTGGGAACTCATTTTCTAAAGCTTTACCTACAGTTTCAAATGCAGCTATTTCACCAACTGTTCCAAATCTAAGTCCTGCAGCCTTAGCCGCAATACCAGTTGCCTCACCTTTAGCAGTTTCAAACACAGCATGCTTTAGCCTATCATAGAAGTCTCCGTAATCTTTAACCTCCCCTTTTCTAAGCCTGTCAGCATACATAGCTTTCAAACCACTAAGGAATCCTACAGCTCCACCAGTAGCTGTCAATGGAGACGCTAGGCCACCACCTAACCAGAATCCAATAGTAAGCCATGGAATATCAGGTAGTAGTGAAGTAGACTTATATATTAAGTTTTCAAACTCATTTAACTCATCTGCATATATACCTAAGTCAGGTAACTTCTGTCTAGCCATCATTACAGTTAATGAATCCTGAGTACCACCTTTAACTAACTCAGGAATAGTTGCTTCAAATAAATGAGGAGATAGTCCTGTCCTCTTTGCCTTATCCATAGCTACCTGTGATTTAGCAACTCTATCTTTCCATGTAGGTTCAAATACCTTTGCAATCTTTGTCCACATGCTCTCCTTCTCATCTCTCTGATACATCCCTGCAGGAGGCTTAACATCTTCTGGCTTACCATACAGATCATTCATTGTCATCTTGCTAGGATCATTAATGACAGGTCTGCCAAATTCATCTACTCCATACTTAGGCTGCTTGACCATGCCCTTCATCGCCAGGTCACCCATCACTTCAGGATTAATAACTGCCGGAGATGCAAGTGGCATAGTAGAACTACCAAACATTAACTTCTGCGCCTCATCTCTGCTAGGACCTTCAAGCATAAACTTACTTATCCTAGCTAACAATCCATCTTTCTTAGGCGGTGGTGTAACTACTTTCTCTTCAACCACTGACTCACTATCTGCATTAACCAAGCTGTCAGCCCAGCTTGTATCACCTACATCAATTGAGTCAGTGGACTTTAAACTATCCTCAGCAAGAATATCAGCCCAGTCATCAGAAGGCATATCTCACCTCTTTCTTCTCTCCATCAGGATATTCAATCTGGTATACTCTAGTCCTACCTTCCATAGTAGGTTTGCCAACTATCTTACCACCTGTAGACGTAATGTATTCAACTACTAACTTCTCCTTCCCAATTATCTCAGCTTTCTTGCGCTCCTTAGGATCACTGACTGTCCACAGATTCTTAGCTTCCTCAGACGATGACCACTTTGAATTAACATCGTTAGCTAACTTTGTACTATTCAAGTCAGCTCTGTTTTTAATATCTTCAACTGTTTTAGCATACTGTAACTTCTCACCAAGTGAGATACTGGTTCTACTCTCTCTTGCCAACTCAAGTGCTGCAGTTTTCAGTGCAGGATCTTTCATATATGCTCTCAGAAATTTTTCCCTATCAGTCGGTGCCTGATTCAAGTATTCATTTCTAGACATAATGTCTGAATCGCCAAGCTTCGTAGCCATACTATAATACAGTGCATACTCTCTATCATCACTTGGCATAGACTTCCAAAATTCAAGGCTAACAGGTCCAAGTCCTGGAACTGTAACAGGGGCCTGCTGATTAATCTTAGACATCTGAGCATTGTAGTCTAACAAATTGTTAAAATTCTTAGCATTAATCTCTTGCTGACTCTGCCCAAGCTGCTCCTGCATCATCTTCATCTTCATCACCTGCGCCAAGTGATCAGGCGTCAAGCCAACCAGACCGGTGAGGGGAATTTCTGGAAGGCTGTTAGAAGGGCCCAGGCCAGATCCTCCTAGCATAGACTTAAATAAGAATGGAAGAGCAGACTGCATACCTCCATTGCCTGTCTGAATAGATTCAGACTGTCCAGTGTTAGGACTAGCAGTCATAACTGCCTTCTGCAGATCAGGAGAACTAATTCCACTAGGTGTGTTTGTAAGTGTGTTAGATGTAGTACCACCTAAACCTTGACTAAAAGCAGTAGTAGGCATATCAAGCTTGAACGTGTCTTTGTCAAGCTTAATAGACGCACCACCACCTAGCCACTTCTGCATCATGTTCTGAAACTGGCTAGCCTGATAAAATGGTGTATAAGCATCTCTGGCTCCAGCCGCAAAAGTTTTATTACCAGACTTATCATACTCACCAGCTATGTTACCACCGAGCTGAGTGGCAAGATAAGCTATCAACATAGGATCCATTTTAACACCTCCGTTAAATTAATTAACGATCTTAAAACAATGACATAGCAAGTCCAACAGCTCCACCAATAACAGCTCCCCAAGGACCTCCTACAGAAGCTCCCATCAATCCAGCATTACCTGCCATATATCCAAGTCCGGCACCGGCTACTGTATTACCGAGTGCTTGTGCAGTCCCTGATTTACTAGCTCCACCACTTGTAGTTGTTGAAGAAGTACCAGCGCCAGGTGTTGTCGCACTAACTATATTAGCATGATTGCTAAGCACAGTAAACGGCCACAAGATTTTCTTAGCATCTATCTCCATTTCTCTATCGTCTAGTTCAGTCTTATGCAATATGTAGAATTTCAGAAACTCAGCGTGAGCCATTACAACTGACTTGTTCCACTCTAAATGCTTCGCATGACGTTCAGTGGCAAGCGGCATTGCACCGACTCTAAGCCCAGCTTCATATGACGAAATATCTTTCAACCTCTTAGCTTCAATCAACGACCTGCCAACGACAAAGGTACTTGCAACTACCGAATTAATATCCCTCATTCCAGCTTCAAACCTAGGCAACACATCTTCTTCAATGTCATCACTGAGCATTTCAGCTTGTGCACTAACAGCATCTGAAATAACTGTACTGTTCACAGTGTCATTAAAGATCTGTGTAAACAGCACATCTATATCCAGCCCAGCCATGAACTTTCCAAACATATCATAGAGGGCAGGAAAGCTTGTCAGCGCATATCCTGCACCGAAGAAAGCATCATCAAAATCCAGGTCATCAACCTCATATGGATTATCAGCAGCTAATGCAGTAACTAACTGTCCAGACGAAGTATTAATGATAGCCTGGTGTGCTGCCTCAATATAAGGTGCTAAATGAGATGTAGTGACACTAGTCGTATTGGCCGGAACGTCTCCACCACCACCTCCACCCATCATACACCTCCATCAATCAAGTTTAATTACATATTGAGTAGCTTGCCTCTTACCACCAGCAAGCTCACATATCTTTGCCATCTGTTCATTAGATGCCCAGCCTGACCAATACTTACATCCAAGACTTATAGCGAACTTTTTAAATTCTTTTATCGTGTCTTTCCAATCATCCAGCGATGAACTCTCATAAGCATAAACTACGCGCTGGAACATAGTTAGACCATTCCTAGCTTCATCATTAACTACTTGCACTATTGTAAGTCCAATGAACTTTCTTTCATTGTTGAGTTTAACAAGGCAAGTAGCCTTGTTACTCAAAAGCATGTATAATAAGTTATTAACATAATAAGGAATATTCTCTTCCTCAACTCCTTCGGCTTTCACTGCTGCATACTTAATAGCTTCCCAAAACTGTGGTATCTGATCAGGTAAAAGTTTAATCAGCATCTTCCCTCCTAACCTACAGCCGTATCAAGAAACGAGTATCCATGAATATGTCCCTTGATCTTGATATAGTCAATTTCAAAGTATTCGTAAATCTCTGACTTCAGCCGAAACCTAAACTCAACACCGTAGCATCTTGGAAATGCCTTTCCATTTGGATTAACTAAAAACCATCCTATTTGCTTAAAGTCGTCTCTATAACTTGTCCTATACTCAACTGACACATAAAGACGCTGTGCTAAGTTAGACCCTACTTCAATAGCATAAATAGTCTTAGGCTTCCTCGTTCCAAAATCATAGATGTCTGTGCACACTTCAAACACAGGTTCTGCAATATCTATGTCACTTACAACTAACATTCCACTTTCATCACTATCAATCCCAGTTACATTAACTGGGCCTTCGCCGAAGCTGCCAGACTCAAACTCATATATAAATCCATAGGTTCCATCACAGATGTAAACAAGACTATTATTCTTATCATATGACAATGTTATAGTTGTCATCAAGCTAAGATATTCTTCATATCCAAGCTTCTTTAACCCATCACTTAGCAATACATATAAGTTGTCAGAGCTATCAACAAAGAAGTGCTTTTTTGAATCTCCAGCTACTGCTCCCTTGTTTTTGATTCCTAGTGGATGAACATTATCTAATCCGTATGAAATTCCACTTGGTATCATAGCACTAATACCACCAGACCCATATACGATAGCTAGCTTACCTAACTTCTTAATCTCATACACAGCTCCAGGCCAGTCCATAGGTCTGTAGCCAGCTACGTTTGTATTGTCTAATTCAAAGTCTAGCGAACCAATCTTACTCCACCTAACAAATGCAGCTACTAACTGTGGAGTCAGCACAGAGTCAAATGACGGAGTTATATAAATATATATTGGACTAGTCTCAATTACCTCTCCACTACACAGACTACCTTCTTGCGATAGAGTAATTTCAATAGGATCTAACACAATTCCAAGATTGCTATTACTTCCTTCTACACTAATTGTAATAACTAATGGACTAAGTGTCTTATACGTACTAAGTGCTGGATCAAATGAGATAGGTGTTGAAGTACTGCCAGTGAAGTAAAATGAAAACTCAATTTCAATAGGATCAAGTGTAATATCCGTATCAGGACCAGCTGTAGTTGGTGCAAGAGTAGTTAGCGTAGTAGTAGGAGCTAATGTTGTTAACATAGTGGTAGGCGCTAACGTAGTTGAAGCAATTGTAGAGGGAGCTACTGTTGTCGCTAAAGTCGTAGGCGCTAATGTAGTCATAGCTCCTCCTAGGAAAGTCTGACCTCAATACTATTCAACGTCATAGTACCACCAGCTGCTTGTGTATAGTCAGTAGTAAAATCAAGCCAACCAACAATAGGATCATTAGCAACTGTGTCGTCATAGATAATAGCTCCACAAGCAGGTCCAATAGGTCCAGTTGTAGCTGTCCAAGTCACATTATTCCATGTGACTTCACAGCGATCATCTACATCATCTTCAGTGACAGCTACACCAGCCAGTGTATTACCACCTGTCGTATAACCATTGGCTGTAGCCAGTTCATTACCACTAACATCGGAATACTCTTCATGAGCATCTTTGTCAAACACAAAGCCAGACTGCATCAAGATGATTTTGAAAGTGTCAGCGCTGAAACTAATAGCCTTAGTAGCAAGCAAGTACTTAATGTGATTAGAAGCTTGATTAGCCATTTCTTTCCTCCAATAGTTTATATTGTAAAAACATTGAAAATGCTCACTATCCTATTTAAGATAATTATTTCATGGACAACTCCCAGGAATTGGATTCGTCCAGCAATACCCATAGTAGGCTAAAAACTCGTCTGAAATTATTAAATCTCCGTAATCGTATCCATATCCAACCGTTGGATCTTCAACATAGTCTGAGGCGCTAAAAGACCCTGTGTTGTGTCCGAATGTCATCGAAAGATTTGGATAAAATTCAACCCCGACAAGATTTATCTTTGAAAGGTCACAGTATCTAAATTGAGGATTATCCCACGGTGGTGATATATATCTTGCCAATTTGCAATTTCTTAGCGTAAGCGACCCGGCACTATAATCCTCGACGCACCAGTTTTCGTTTATTGGATCTAAAAAGCATTTATTTACTATGCAGGTGACATCACTACTGGACCCGCTAATGACGCTATGCCATAATCCAGACCCGATCAAATGCAGGTTCTCGAATATGATATTGCTTTGCCCGTTAAGCCATAGAGACGGATATGCAGACTCGCCGCTCATATATACGGATATTGGAGTCTCGCCAACGCCTCGAACAAACAAGTTCTTTGAGAATGATCCATAAACGTTTGTTATTCTTGTGTAGTCATACACTAACAGGATGGACCCATCTGGAACGCCTGGGTCCTGGGTAGCGTCCCAAAAATTACCAAAATCGTATGTCCCATCTCCATCAGGACCCTTACCAATCGGACCAACTGTAAAAAATAGACCGTTCCATCCTGTAGGTGAAATGGGACCACCTGGATCACCATTATACCAGTATCCACAAGGACTATGTTTATCAAGTGATGCAGGCTCGTCGGTCCAATGAGGATTATTTATATAACCTAGCTTACTTGACTGTTTAGAAAAATTCCACTGTTCAGGCCCTTGTGATCCAGTATATTTCCATGGAGCAGGTCCGAGACCTTTATCATCAATCCAGCTCATATAGCACCTAAAGGAACACCAATTATAGCTTGGCCATTATAGTTACAAGCAGCAGTTGCTAGTGGCTGATCTGTATCAAGAGCATATGTTCCAGACGAGTCTCTAATTACATTGACTACTCCATTACTCAAGAATATGTATTCGTAGAAGTCAAGAACTGTCCATTTCTGCCCAGCTGCAACAGGACCTATCATGTGAGTAAGTGTTCCATTATACTCGTAAATGTCAGTCTCTCCACATATGATAGTTACATTAGTTAACATGAATAACTGAGGGTATGGAAATCCGTCTGTGATGGCAGCAGTGTTTACTCGATCATCGTTTAAGTTATCAACTACTTGTAGCACTCCATCCTTGCCTACAGCGCCAGAGCATTCGATTAGGTATTCAGAGTTTCTTGGTACCCGCTTACTCGGCCGCAGTCCTCTGACAAGTGACTCTGACTGGATCGTATGAGTAAATGTTCCATCTCTTAATACAGTCATAACAATGCTCCATTAGCATCATTAAGGTTCGGCTTCTTAACTTCAGTCATGTTAAGTGAGTTAACCATCTTAATGCGTCTTCTAATCTCAGGTACTGCTTTTCTCATAATACTTTCAAGACTCTGCGAAACGTCAGATCCGTCTACTTCTTCAACCACAGACATAACCACCTGTTTGTGGTCTTTAAACTCAGGATAGTCACTGTAAAACTTCTTATTAATCTTAATCATAGCAGCATGATTAGCCATAAGGTTCCCCACAATCTCTGGCATCTTTAACATTACCCGTTCGATGACTTCGTTAATCAAGAGTTCTTTTTCTTCAGGTGTCATTCTTGCCTCCTGGCAAGCTGATCCATATCAGCGTGATGTTGACCTGTTAATAGTTATCATCCGTCCATCTGATCGATCTCTGAGATTTCTTCCTCAACGAGATCCATTCCAAGTTGGACAATGCGCTCTTTGATAGCGTCGTACCAAGCATCTGATTTGGATTTGTTCTGGTTAAATATTTCAAGTTCATACAACGTAGCCATTACAAGCAAGGTTGGATAATTGACTGTCCAATAGTTTTCATCGTCTTCATCAGATAATGCAGCTGAGTAGAACAGACCTCTGATCTCAACCATCAAGTTTTCATCAGTCGGAGGAGCAACCACTATAGCATTATTATCATGCTCAGGATCAATAGTTACATCAATGTAAGTCATGTAAGATGAGAAGCTTGATAAGTTAGCATTCTCAGGAATTTTCCTAGTAATGACAGGTGAATAATATGTGACATCGCCGCTCTCTACATCGTCATTAGAGCTAAGATATTCAACTAAGATGTCCTGCACAGGTTTCTTCTTCAACTGCCATCTGTTAGTTGTGCTAGCTACCCATACTTCTTTAACAGCCCTACAAATTGGAAAAGTGACCCTGAATCCATTAGCTAGCAATGAAGCAAAGTGAATCCCATAAGACTTTTGAATCTCAGTTCTACGGTCAAGGAACTTTGAAGCTGAGTTTATAAGTGTATCTATGACTTCAGCAGGGTCATCATCTGCTAGGTCATATCGACCAGACATTTGTCTGAATAGTGCTTTTACCTGAGCGAAGTTCATAATACACTCCGTTAATTAATTTAACGGTCTGTGGAGGACCACCGAGGTAGCCCTCCACAGAGCATTGTTTAAGTCAAGTCGTTGTCAAGACCGACACCGTTGAGGATAGCGCACTTCTGAGCCAGACCGAATTCAAGTCCACACTCAGTCAGGTACTCCTCATTAGTCCCATCAATCCGACGCTGACCATAACCTTCAGGGTGAGCCTTGGAAGAGTTCTCACCATAGAAGCTGGTGTCATCAATGTACTTGTACGTCAACTCCTTCGGTTCCAAGATCACAGCCATGTTGCGAGTGGTGGCGTCATAGCTGAACAGCGGATGAGTCTTCATGTAAATAGACCCAAACGGAGTCAGCCACTCACGAATCTGCATACCGTAAGTTTTTTGTCCAGGCTGAATGTTGATCTGGCCAGACGTCTGAGCGAGTCTGTCAATGCCGAGCAGGAAGCCTGAGCCGCAGAGGCAGAGCTTCTCTTCAGCACCATAGCGAAAAATCTGCTCCAGCATAGCCTTAAGCCAGTTCTCACCACCAACTGTCCAATCCTGACCAGTGTAGTCAGTATTCAGGGTGTAATCGTCACAGTTGGCTGCAGCATACTGGCGAATGAAGTTGATCACACCCATAGTGGTGCGCTCAGGCTTACCGTTGTCGCCAGTATTCTCAGTGCGAATACCCCACAAGAATGCCAGCTCCATCTCCCACGAATGCATCTCCAACGCCTCTGCCTTGGCCTTCTGATAATCATTCGGAGTGCGAAGACGAGTCTTACGCGCAGTCCGAGTGATACTCAACGGAGTACGGAAGATCTGCGTATAATTGTAGACCTTTGTAGGATTGAGAGCGATGGCGTCAGGCATCTCGCCACCCTCAGGGTTAATGTTACCGATGATCTTGAACGTATCGCAGTCGCTCAGGTCATGATCAGGAGAGTTATTGTCAGCCTCGAGCAAGCGAATAGCAAGCACCGAGTTAGTCGTCCCACGAGTGACACCAGTGACTTTACCAACTACGTCAACTCGATAGTCACTAGCATCACGCAGAAGGATCTGATGACCCTCACGAATACGATTGGCCAGAGTGGTAGTGATCTGAGCATACAGAGTATCCCCAGCCACACCACCAGTAGTGTAGGCAGTCAGAAGATCTGGAGTCGTATAGATCCCAGCGACTGCACCACCAACTGCAGTCATCTCCTGAGTCCACCAGTTAAACTCAGGATCATCCACCTTCTGCGAACCCATCATAGATAGGATAGCAGTCAATGGAGCCTGACCGTTAGGATAAAGTTTCAAGATCTGCTGACGCCAGTTCTTAGGCCGCTGATCAGTTACCCAATCGCCTGTTCCCATAGTTGTTATTACCACATAGTTTAAGTGGCAGGCTAGTCATTTCTGCTAGCCTCCCTACGTCACCGTAGGGATCAGATCATATCACCACTCCGTTAGGAGTGCTGCCCCTTCCGACTTTATATAACATTGAAGGAACTATATAAGGCATAATAAGATCAAAAAACTTTTCTCTATCTTTAGCTCTCATTCTGAGTCTATATCCAAGGCCTTTATTTTTTACTCTATTAACCCTGAATATGATTCCAAACTTATCAACTATAGCCTTAGCTAAAGCTTCTAGCTCAAGCTTACTGAAGCACATTTTATGGATAAGGATATTGTGTCCAGCATTAGTTGAATAATGATAGCTGCCATCATCTTGATAGAGAATAGCTAGTCCTAACGGCCCTAATAGTTTAAGCGCATGTGGGTCAATAGATTTACGTCCTAGCGGAGCATAAAATCTATCATACACTTTAGTAAACCACGGATGAGCAGATGATCTTAATCTTAGCATTTCATGAGTACCAGAGAAACCTCCTGAAATACACTGATTATTTACACTCCAGCTAGTAACCTGATTAATGATAGACGCTTTCCATAGGATATAGTCTTCATTAGTCTTGATATGAGATACAGAGAATTTATAGTTACCTCGTTCAGCCTTCTCTATACACCCATCACCAAGAATCATCCAACAGATAGCTTCCATGATCTGTTTTTTATCAAGTTTTCCAGCTTCAATAATCATCTGTTTAGTGGCCTCAATGTTATGTATAGTCATGATCGTTAGCCCTCCCGTAGCGGTTTGGGATCGGGATTGTCTCATTAGAGAGGTTCCCCGTTTTTGAGCAGTTTTAAATGCGCCGAAGCTAACGCATTCCAAGAAACATAGTTTAACCTCCTTAAAGGTTTGGTCTAGGTTAAGTTACTCATCTAATCACTGCGGGGCTGCAGTAGTCGGAGAAGCTGTAGTAGCAGCAACAGTAGTTCCAAGAAAGGTCAGTGTTGAAGCTACAAACCAACACAGACCATCAGAATATGCAAGGAGCTTATCACACTTGCCATTGAATGTGATATCTCCAGGCCAGCATTCTGAATCATCTTTATCAGCGATAGTAATAGTGTTAACAGCGTCAGCGTTTCGGCAGACGATAGAATAGAATCTGCCTTTAGCTTCAGCTACCGGAGGGAGGTACACTGTGAACGGACCAGTGTCTCCGTCAGCACTCGGACGGACTACATAATCACGAGTAGTCATTTGATAGTTAGCTACAGGGTTGACATACTTATCAACCACAACCTTGTCATGCTGCGCACCACGATCCTCAAGAGCCATTTGCTACCTCCTAGGAGTTAAGAGCCGTTTCCATGGCGTCTAATTCGCCCTGAAAAGGGTCAGTTTTAGTTTGTTGTGGCCTCTGTTGTCGCCCCTTAGGCTGCAGCCGTGGAGGCTTATCAGTGTCTTTAGGCTGAGTTTTCTGAGGCGCTTGAATGTTTAGTCGTTTCCTAGTTTCCGTTGCTACCTCCTTCAGTAATTCCTCATGGTCCTTGCCAGGCTTCGCAAGTTCTTCATAGATAGTCTGGACAACCTTCTTAAACGGTTCAAGGTCCTTGTTGTCTGTGTAGAACTGCTCAGTACGTTTTTTAACAGCTGTAATGACTTCAATGTTGTCTTGGATTAACTTAGGCATAGATTCATAACGAGAAGAAATTTCTGCCCTGGCCCTGTCAACAGCTTTTTTATATATTGAATTTAATACTTTGTTAAACTCGTCTGGGTCTCTAGTAACTTCATCAATATCAAGACCACCGACAAAATCTTCGTCAGCTACTTCTTCAGGTACCTTAGGTTTAACTTCCGGCTCAGTGTCTTTTTTAGTGAGGAGAGCCCGCAACTCAGCGAGCTCAGCCTTCATGGCGGCGAATGAAGACTCAGGGGATTGCTCATTGGATGGAGTTGCAGGCTCTCCAACACCGTCCTCGGGAGCTGCAGTGACCGGAGCTGCAGTCCCTGGTGCTGAGGAGGAGGGTGCCTCAGTGGACGGTGCTTCAGACGAAGGCGCACTAGTTGCCACCACATCATCTTCAAGTGTTTCAGCATCACCGCTAATCAAGTTTTCCATCTCCTCAATTTCTTTACTCAGGTCTTCATTCATGCTCATCCTCCTTTTTGTCTTTTAGAATCTGAAGAAGTACATTGGGCAGAGCTAACATAAAGTCAACTGCTTTACTCCTGCCGCCAAGATCACCTAAGTGCATAAGCACTGCTGCAGTTGACAAGTTATTGTCAGATGTAATATCTGTCATATCGATAGCTTCATTAGCGAAATTCTTCTTCCACTTCAGAAGCTCTCTTTGCATATCTGCCCATAGTACAGATGAGATGAAATCCTCTACCTGAGCTATAGTAGAATAAACTTCAACTTCAAAATTCTCACTCACATTTCACCTCCCATAGGCACCAGATTGCCTTGACCTACCTGATTTAGAACTTGCTCATCAGGCATAGACGTTGTTTGCACACGCTTGAAGTCCTCCACATTTTTAGCCCCAAGCTGCTGTGCAATGTAAGTAAATATCCTAACAACATCAAACTGTTGCATAAGTTCTGGTGTGGTGCCTATAGTTTTAAACAGCTGCATCCAGGCGTCAGAGAAATTACCTCCAGGAATCGAACCGTCTCTGACCATTATATCGTAAGATATTGCAAGGTCAGCTGGTGATACTTTAACTCTGTCCTTTCCACCAAATGCTTGTTTGAGCTGCTGCTCGTACCTACCTAGTACTTTTACATAGGTGCTATTTTCCATGTATTGCTGAGTATGAACAGCAAACATAGTTCCAATATCCTGCATGAACTGCATACCTACCATCATTGCAAGACGTTGTAAGCGTGAGACGGCAGAACCACGAGTGCCTTGGAACTCAGATTTTGTGAGTCGTTCAGGGCCACCTTGGCGGAGAGCTCCCTGCATAGATTGGTCAGCGCCAGAGATTCGGTCCATCCACTGTGTGATGTATGAACTATCGGCGATGTTAGCTCGTGTAATATCTTGAACAGCGAGCTGCTGGACAACTTTATCAACTCCACGTCCCCATGCAGGACGACGCAAGCGAATGAGTTTGCCAGGCTTAGGATCCTTAAGATCATTGATGTTGACTAAGAATGGATCAACAACTAACATATCATTGATAGATTTTCTAACGTTCTCAACATGACTGTTGAATAGGAAGTCAAGGGTATGCTGAAGACCGTAGAGCACTTCCATCCTTCCAATAGGAGTAGCTGAGTAACCATCAAACTCAGGACTTGCAACTGCTATCGGATACATTCCGTGGTTGTGATTAGCTGGTTCACATGACACTATTACATCGTCAGCAGAGAGTGCAAAGAACCACTTCTCAGGATACTCAGATGTTCCTAGCTTCCAATCCTTAGGAATTAAGTGGATGTACATCTTAATGGTGTCAACTCTGTTAGTTGACTGTGTCATGCTTCGACTTTTGTCAGTAGATCCACCATGCTTTATTTCACGATCAGATTGTCCAAGCGCCAGAGATGAAGTCTTATTTGCTTTATGTTTTAAATACCTAACATTGAACAATCCAGAGTCAGGTCTAGATTCCTCTGACAATAGATCCATTAAGCTTTCATTCTCAATCCAACCAACAAACTCACCTTTTTGAACGTCGATACTAGAGACAGTTGGATCAGGGAGGTATAGGTAAGGATCAATACTAGACATTCCATTACCTTCAAATATCTTTGAATCGATGAAGTTAACAAATGTCTGCTTGCTAGTTCCTGTAACACCTTCTGTAAATACATCAGTTTTTGTAGGAACCTTTCCCCACATAGTCTTCCACTCAGGAACACCAATTCCTATTCCATAGTTAAAAGAGTCTCTGAGTACAGTATGAATGTAGAGAGGAACTTTAGTCTTTGCACAGTGTAGCTTAACGATTAGTTCAAGCAGCATAGCTCCAATAGTGTCATCTGCTTCGACTCCCTCATATTGAAACATAGGGTCTTGAAAGAAAGCCATTGACATGTAAGTTAGCAAAGCTTCTAACATTGAATATGAGTAAGGGAATACTATTGAGACAGGTTTCTTAGGTTCCTTTTGTTGTGTGACTATGTCTTTGTCTTCAGGAGTTACATAGATAGTCATTATCCTATCTATCTCACGCCACGAGTCGAAGCGCTTAGACATAACTGTTCTTGATTCATTAGCCCTTGTTAAAATTTTAGAAACAAGAGACTTATGAAAGTCAGAGTCCGGCCTTAGGTCAAGTCCGTCTGGATAGTCGTAGTCATAATTGTATTTACCGTAGTCTACGTCTTTTCCAGTTGTCTGATCACCAGTTACAATGTAAGGCATAGTGCCCTCGCTTCATTTAGTTTTTCAATATACCAGGAATACGAATAACTATATCAACTAAAATAAGAATAACTGAAACAAGGATTCCGCCAAGTATAGTGTTTAACTTTCCCATTATACCATTCATACGTATATCCAGTTCTTTAAGTTTATCCCATTGGACTTTATTTTCACTCTTTAAATTATCTATATCCCTTAAGCACCCACTATGCTCATGGCACATTTCAATACTCATACAGTTCTCCAGTCTTCGATTGGCTGATCGTAGTCGAGCTCTTTAAACTCAGCTTCAATATCTTTTGGGTCCTCAGCTGGGCTAAAATATCGCTCACCAAGTTCAAGCATCTCAATGATGTATGCAAGAGCATCCATTAAGTCCCATAGAGCAGAACGAGGAAACATTAGTAATTGTGCTTCGAGCTTTCTAACAGTGGCATTTGCTTTGTTGTGATAGATGTATCCACCACGGTAGTAAGGGACAAGTTCCTTGATTCGATCTTCTTTCTTCATCCCTCCACGAGCCTTAAGCCATATGAGTTCAAAGAACTGTCCACGGCGAAACATCTCATTTTTAATAGGCTGCTTGATGAATTCGTTGAGTGAAGTTTCTTCGATACCTATTACTTTTGCGTCTAGTCTTGTAGCCATCCCAAACATGGCGTTGTAGATTTCGTCTGGATAGAGTTTCTCACTAATAGCATCTCGGATGTAGAGGCGAGCACTTGATAAGTCAATACCAACACCTACAATGGCAGTCTCAGCAGAGTGAATTTTGACTGTTTTCGCAGGGTCCATAATGACAACTGTTTCAATATTATTGTTATGTTGAACTTCAACATCAAGAACATTTAAGTCATTTTCGCCTTTGCCAACGTCATTAGGGACATTGTAATAGTGGAAGTATTCCTTCTGAAATGCAGCGTCTTTAGTTGAAATTGGTAAGTTTCGGAACTCACGAAAGAACACGTCGGTTTGACCAGCTTTAACATGCTCTTCCCATTCCCTTTCTATTTGTTCCTTAGATTTGAACTCAGGCGCAGTTGGATTAAAGTCATCATCGCAGGCTTCGAGACGAATGCTTTCCCAGTCAGGTGAGTCAAGAAGCATTTGAAGAACAGAATCTTCATGCTTTAAAGTATCAATGTAGACAATTTTGTACTTGTCAGACATCTCACCTATTTGTGGGACAGCCTTGATAACATCTGCGTAGAGCCACTGTTTCCATCCCTTTCTAATCTCATCGTTGTTGACCTTTTCAGGGTCTTCAAGATCATCTATAACAAACAGTCCAGGCCGATCATTTTTAAAAAGAACTCCTCGTACTTGCTGGCCAGCACCGCGAGGCCATACAAGAGTATCATAAGCCACCCAAGCTTTCTTAGAGAAGACTTCATCGAATTCTACCTTTCCTACATCTCGATATTTGAAGTCACCGAAGAAGTGCTTAATAGTTCTGTTTGTTACAAGCTCACGACGAAGGTTTTCAGTTTGCAGGGATGCTGCATCGTGAGATTTGTTGATGTAGCAGACGAAGCCAGTATAGCGGAAGAGAATCCATCTAGCTATTAATGCAAGAGCGACAATGGAGGTCTTTCCCCACCCACGAGGTGCGGCGATGGCTACTTTGTTCGCAGGACCATCGATGAGCTTGAATATCTTCTCATGAACGCTTTCTGAAAATGGCAGAGTGAAGCGCTCAGGGAAGAAAGTCTTAGCCATCATCCTTGTCGATGTAGCACATTGAGATAGTATTTCTCGGTCTATAGCATCCATGTTTGTTAATTAAATTAACGATCTCATGGAGGAGTCGTTGTTGGTGCTAAGGTTGTTAAGTAAAGTCTGAGTGGACCAATGACTGATAGGTCTACAACCTTTCCATGTGACCTGGTGACAGCACCAGTCATGGAAAATGCTTGAAGTTTCCATACCCCAGTCTGGTCTAAATCTACATATGGATTAGTTGAGTACTCAACAACTTTGTTATTGGTCCCACAGATAGACGCAGGCCAGACTCCATTAGTTCCATCTGGCTTTTTATACTTGATGTATACAGTTAGCCCTGTTAGCGTCTGACCTGTGTTAAGGAGCAGTTTAACTATGTCACTCGCAAAGACTGGCATCGATCTCTAGCTCCATAGTCATAGTTGAATAAAGTGTTACTTCGATAGTTATGATAGAGTCTTTTTCTACTTCTAGCTCAATTAGTGAATATCCAATGACGCTACACACAGGATCCATTGGAGGAGCTGTGGTAGGTGCCAAAGTTGTTGGAGGTAAAGTAGTAGGTGGAGGAGTTGTCGGCGCTGCTGTGGTTGGGACAGTCGTAGGAGCAACTGTTGTTGGCAGAACTGTGGTAGGAGCAACAGTAGTTGGCGCTAACGTAGTAGGTGCGCTAGTTGTAGGTAGTGTTGTAGGAGCAAGCGTCGTAGGAGGTAACGTTGTTGGCGCGACTGTTGTGGGAGCAGCAGTAGTCGGAACTGTCGTAGGTGCTAAAGTGGTTGGTAAAACTGTGGTTGGCGCTTCAGTTGTTGGTGCCAGCGTAGTAGGCGCCAGAGTCGTAGGAGCTACTGTTGTCGGAGCTGATGTTGTCGGAACTGTGGTAGGAGCAAGAGTAGTCGGAACGCTAGTAGTCGGTAATGTCGTAGGAGCTAGCGTTGTAGGTTCTAGCGTAGTCGGAGCCAATGTGGTTGGTGCTATGGTTGTTGGAGCACTTGTCGTCGGCAGAGTCGTCGGAGCGAGTGTTGTAGGCGCTAGAGTAGTCGGAGCTGCAGTTGTAGGTAAAGTTGTTGGCGCTAAACTAGTTGGTGCTAGAGTAGTTGGAGGAAGTGTCGTCGGTGCTAATGTGGTTGGAGCCGCAGTCGTCGGCAGTGTAGTAGGTGCCAACGTAGTAGGTGGCAGAGTTGTGGGAGCGAGAGTAGTCGGAGCTATGGTTGTAGGTACAAGAGTAGTGGGGGCCAGAGTTGTAGGAGGGAGTGTAGTAGGGGCAGCAGTAGTAGAAACATCACTGTCCCACATCATTTCATCAAGATTGATGAAATCCAGGGTTTCAAAATCACCGAAGATATTGTTTAAACCGTCGTCAGCCACTTACCTTTCTAACTCCTTCGGCCTGTCCATGATTACAATTATGCAGCCATCAAGACATGCTCATAGTTCCCATACGATGCCATGCAGATGGTTATCACGCTGTCACCTATCGAAATAACAATGACCGACATATTTTTCCAATACACACTCATTTATACTCATCCAGCTACTACTATTGGAGTCTGGAAAATATAGACGATAATACCTATACTCATCCGTATTGGCAAATGTCCACACAAGCCAAGAACTAGTGGTGGTTGGCGCTACATCTTCATATATGTCGTCCCAATCTGAGTCATTATTAGACCCCTGTACTTTAAATGTCTTCATTTGGTTGTAGTACTTCCATATACTTAGTTTTGTAACACATTCAGCATTTCCAGCGCCTAAGTCGTATTTCCACCATGATGGAAGTGCTGCATTATTGTTCCATCTTGTTCCTGTATTACCATCAACAGCGTTCGCTGGATAATTAGTAGTTTGTGTGGAGGATGCTGTTGCGGTCCCTGAACCCAATACACTTATATACTCTCCAGGAATAGAAATATAGCGGCGAACAAAATTAGCAGGAGAACTAAGATGTGAGGCGCACCTGTTCCTCATTCTTGAAAGTGAAAGGAAATTAGTTATGAAGTTAAACGGCGATGCTATTGGATTATTTAAAAGTAGTCTACTTCTTCTATTGCCAATAAAGAAAGTATCTATTGAAACACCAAGATAGTACAAACGTGCAAAGTTTGGCGCAGCCTTGGTGTATTTAATATATCTAACTGGTTGGTACACATTGAAGAATGGAGATAGAGAACTATAATATGTCTGCCCAGCCCAAGACGCAACCGTTGTCCAGTGTGAATTATCATAACTCACAGTAATGGTCTGAGCCTGAGTACCGGCACTGTCTGGCCCAATACGAAAACGCAAACGGCTGATAAAATATGCTGCCCCAAAATCTATTTGTACCCATAAGGCGCTATCGGTGCTAACAACGGCGTAGTTTGACTCATTTATGTCAAAGCCATACGTTGGGTCTGTAACAGACTGAGAACCCGTAATTGATGGAGATCCAATGTCGTTAGCTGCTATCTCTGCCATCTTCTTTAATCCGTCATTGAGTTCACGAAGCCGTGGACGGTAATCACGTCCGCCGTTCCAGCGAAGGCTTTCACCGTGGCCTCGTTTTGCAGCGGAAGCCCAGGCACAACCGGGACAAGGCCAGCTTTGTAGGGAATATTCACGATGATATTATGCTCCGTGTCCGCAGCCCCGAACTCAACCGTCAGCGCAACGTCTGCCGTGTGGTTGTTCTGCGCCCACAGCCATACTTCATCGTAGGTTCCCGCCGTGGTCCCGGCTACCGCTGTATGAATAGCATTGCCAGCCGTTGACGTTTGGGTGATCTTGATGCCTTTCCCGTCTGTTGATCCAGATAGCTTTCGCTTGAATGCTGATGAGGACATAGTTCCTCCTATATCCGTTTAAAAATTTAACGATCTTTACATTAACCTAAGATGAGCAAATCTTTTTTGCTTCTGCTCTGGGAGCTGATTCTGCTTTACATGTTGATGGTAAGATTTAATGTCTTCAGGTTTAACTTCTTGTGTATTTTGTTCTATGTACTCGTTCCCATTGATAAAGTGATCACCAATGTAGAGTCTATTGCTTCTATTATTTCCATGAACTACCATGTAAGCGTAGGAAGGTGGAACTGTGTAAATAGTGTTAAAGAACCTTCCCATTTTTAAATGGAGGTCTTCGTAAGGTGAGACTATAGGAGGTTCACGCTGGATTATTGATAAGAAGGGACTGACACGCTTTGGATTGTGTGGGGCGAAGAATCTGTAGAGTCGGCCATCTGGTGCTTGACCAGTGACTTGGTAGTTTATGAGAAAGCGTTTAGCAGGGACAGTCTCAGCCATGTACTTCATGTGAGCAATCCAGCCTGGCGCTACCCAGTCGTCATTGTCAAGCCTGGCCATGATGGTAGCTGTTGGATGACCTGAGGAACGTGCAAGGTCTTCTGGACATCCTGGATCGATCTCGTTTCCATAGTTGTGAGATGTGTCTACTGACTCAGTCCATTTGGAGAGGTCATCTTCGATGTAAATGAAGCGAGCGTCAAGACCAGTCCAATCTAGAGATTGGATTAGTTTAGTAGTTTCATTATCTTTGTATGATACAAAGGTGTAGACAGTGAAATCTTTATCAGTCTGACGTTTTAAACTGTTGATGAAGTTATCCTGCATCATGTTTATTCGAGACTGGCTGAGAATGCCAAGAGCGTCTTCGTCACCTAGTTGTTTATAAATAGCACGAGTGAATACAAGAGTGTCACTTTGAGGCTTTAGATCTTCGACGTTTACAGATGAGCCAGGATACGTCTCGCTACAGAATCCCCACTTTTTGCGGAACCTTCTAATACCATCGAGTCGTATTGGATTGCGGACTTTTTCACGCAGATAAGTGATATTTCGATGAGTCTTATCATTTATTGCTATGTAGCGCTTATCGCAAAGTGTACCTATTTTCCATCCAGCTTTGCGAATGTTCATGCACATGTCGAAGTCCCAGACGCCAAGGTGGTAATTAGTGTCTATTACGTCAGGGATTATAGCAACTTCTTTTCGCATAAGGAGAGATGCAGCACCGATGAGATCTACGTCCATTATTCCTGTGTAGCTATGTCTTACAGGTATGCTTATTACCTTTGTGCCGTCGACTCTCCGATGCCACTTTAGATAGTTATGGACAAGATCGATCATTCCATAAGATGCACCCTGCATCGAGTCCATGAACTTCAACATAGCATCGAGGCTGCCAGGTTGAAAAGTCATATCGTTGTCTGTGAAGAAGATGTAAGGTGTGATAGCACTGCGTTTGAGTAGCTCGGCGCGAGGCTTAGCTGCCCCATTATTACCTTGAGTGAAGAACACATCTCTGATCATGTAGCCAGAAGTTGCATCTAAGATTGCCTGGCGCTTTGCATTTGAGATATTTTCACATCCTTGGACTTGGAGACAAAGGTTTAGAGGCATCTCAGTTGTTCGAGGCAGACGTATGAGAGTTTCTATTAACTTATCTTCGAGCATCCAAGAGAGGATGCTTACAGTTATTCTAGCTTCTGCCATGATGAGTGTCCTCGAAGATAGCTAGAGTCGTAGATTGGTTATCTATACGAGACATACCATTGATGAGTGGTGAAAGGTTTGCCTTGATGCTTCGTTCGAAGTCATCGAGGAAGTAAAATCTTGCATGGTTGATAGCTGATTTCAATTGAGGAGCACGAGGAAGAATGCCGTCTATTAAAGCCATGTCGAAGTTAGAAGAAATGTCTACTTTTTTGTTTGGAGAGTGAATGAAAGTAACTTTTGGCGAGCAGAGCTGTCTCACGAATTCAATGTACTCAGCGTTGGTTTCGTAGGAGACCACTGAAATTCCAAGGCTGTCGAATAAGATAGTCGAAACACCTGAGCCGAATTCGAGGACTGATTTTAAAGAATGCTGATCAATAACTTGTTGGATCTGGTCCCAGCGCCTAGGACGAAGATAGCGTAAGTCGGGAGTCTTTGATCTCCATAAGGTATAGATTTCTCTGCTATTCATTGCTCGTCCCAAGGTTTATTTGATAGAAGTTGTTCGAATGTCATGACTTTGTGTGCATCAAGCCAAGCTTTTTCATCTTTTCCAAATTGCTTAGCGCGCTCCCACCACTCAGGGATATTGATGTAGCGGCCGAAGCGCTCTTTAATTGTTGCTTCATTACGCTTCATCATGTCTTCGCCACCCAAGACGTAGCAGGAGACTAGAAAACCAACTGCGTGTGGGCCTACTCCGCTGTCTGACCAGAGGCGATATTTGTAGCCATCTCCGACCTTCCCGACTTGTGCTGAGTCTTTTTCTCCAGTTATAGTGTCGATCTTTGGAAACGGCCCGATGTGGATTCCTGGCGAAGTCGGCACTGCCCAATTCTCGTATCCGAGTAGCCATGGCTTGATCCCTATGTGCATGTCTCCGCCTCCCCAGGAGAGGTGGTGCTGGGAGAGAGCACCGTAACCGTTGAGGTTGTCGAGGAACCAAGAGCGACGACAGATCCAGGGCATACCTTTCCAGGTAATTTTCTTTTCGTGGTTGTAAGCGCTGCCCCAAGGACCTAGTTCATTTCTTGTCATGTCTCGGTCGTGACGAGCTCGTGATTCATGCTGATGGCACCAAGAGATAGGAGCATGTGCGAAGCCAAGCTTTGGATCATCCTTGTGGCGGTCCATGAAGTTTACAAGATCAAGGATCATGTCTCGGCCGCAGAGCATGTGAGAGTCGAGGCAGAGGATGTAGTCTCCGGAGGAGTTCTTGGCTGCAGTTTCGCGTGCAGTGAAGAGGCATGGGAAAGACTGGCGAAAAATCTTTACTTTTCCATCGCGGCAGTAACCAGATGGAATAGCACCTTTGATGAGTTTGTAAGTTTCATTGTCAGAGTTGTCACAGATGATTACTTCGCCAGAGTCAGGGCCGAGTGGTTTGAGTTCCTCGAGAGCTGATCGAACTGTGACAGAGAGCATTGCTACATCGTTGCGATTGGAGATGATTACTGAAATTTTCATTGTTAGTCCGTTAAATAAATTAATTATCTTATTTCTTCAAGTGTAGATAGCACCTTGTGTTTGTGGAAATAGCCAGGTGCACAGACGACTACGGAAGTTTTAAAGTATGAGAGGGAGTTTCTCCAGGATTTCTGAAAAATATTTTTACATACGAGACTGTCACGAAGTTTTTGTGCTTCAAAGTAAACCATTGCAGCTTGCCATTTTGTAACTAATGGAACGCTGTCAGTGCGACAGAGATAATCATGTAAGCCACCTGCGCGCTTAGAAGGTGATTTAAAAAGAGGAACTGATTCGAAGTCGCAGATGAACATAGGTGGAATTTCTACTTCACATTTTAGGTAATCTGAATAATAACGAAACGGCTCGATGTAGCGGACGTAGCGACCATCGAGGAGTTCTTCAACTATTAATGGAGTTAGGAAGTTAGACATTGTTTACTCGCCCCAAGAGTAGTGGTTGCCGTCTCTGAAACGTCCGCCCCAGGTTCCGCCTATCGATTCCCAGTATTCTCCAAGTGTTTGATGATCTTTTGTTGACGGCAGGTATTTGCCATCTTTAAACAAGTTAAGATCAATTGCTAGGCGCTTGTAGTGGAAGGAACCTTCTTTGTGTCCATCATGAGCCCATGCGTCGCCGAAGGTTAGTTCGTAACCTAAGCTGTATGCGTAAGTGATTAGGTCAGCTACTTTACGAACGAAGACAGATTGTTGATTACGAAGGCTCATTGGAGTTCTCCACGTCAATAGTGATGCCAGTTGCTTTGGCTTCTCGAAGACCTCGATTACGGAATGAAGCGAGCTCGTCCGCTGTCATGACTGTGGAGATTGATTGAGATTGGATACGGGTCGGAGCACGAAGTCCACTGATGTTGTTGAGGAAATCGGAGGCGAAGTTACCCTTGTCCTTTAGGCCGAGTTCACCTGATTTATCGTCGAAGATTTCGTGGTAAGTGCTAAGTGCTTTGTCAGTGAGGACGCGAATTTTTTCTGAAATTTTTTTCGTCTCGTCGTCACGACACTTGCGAATTTCGGCAAGTTTGCGCATGCCGAGTTCGGAATTAAGTGTGTTTGAAACAGTTTGAGGATGGATGTGGAGAATTTCGGCAATTTCAGTTTGCTTAAATCCACGAGCGGCGAGGTTAACTATTTCATGATTTCGTTGCCAGAGATTCTTGATGTTAGGCGAGTTCTCACGGTCATTACGGCGATTGTCGACTTCGCGACTGTCAAAGCCGTAAAGGTTTTGTCTGAGTACTGAGACTGGTAAGGTATTCTCGTTTTCGTCCATGTTATCACGTTAACATAACTATGTAGTAATGTCAACGAATATTTGAACATATTTTGAATGGCCTATGTTGAAATCAGTTCGTTAATAAATTTAACCGACTTCTGCGGCCGCCGAATGCAATGTATTAGTGTTAACTGTTATCGGTCACCGATGTGAAGGTGTTAACTGTTAGCGAATCGTACATATTTGGACATTTATTAATCTCTCACACAACATTAGTGGGAGCTAACCCGCGCGCTATGAGGCGTGAATTCCCCCTACGGCCTAGCGATGGAATGTGTTGACAAAATTGGCTAGGTGTGCGATATTGAATCATAACATAGTTCATTGACAATTTGATTCGCGTCGCTCGCGTGTGGTCGGCTCCGGTTAACGGAACGGGCATGGTACGAATAGGTTGGATTGTCTAGGACGACATTGAATGTAGTTCAAACTATGAATGGAGACCTAGACAATGAACTCGATTAAAATAGATGATGCAAAAGGTTACACGGTTCATGGGACGATGGACATTGCAGCTAGTTTCAAGCCGTATGCGGATAGTACGGATCAAAAGACGGTTACATTACGCGTTCGGTTCAGCGATGTGTCGTTGCAGTCCATCGTGCAGAAATCGCTAGCTCCGGTCAGGATTGCCTGGCAAAACAATGTTGGAAGGAAAAAGTTCGACACATTCAAAATGGGACAGGTTGTTGAGATAGATTTTGTCGCACCCGCGAAGCAGCCTATGGTCGATCCCGAGGTTGCTATGGTTGAACGGTTGAAGGGGTTGACAGCAGAACAAGCCAAAGCGAAATTGCGGCAGATGATGGTTGACGCTGGTTATGCAAACGGTGAGGAAAATGAATAACTAGGTGAAAGCACTAGACAATCCAATCAACGAGAATAGGGCGCTCGAACGAGTGGCCCTATTTTTTGTTGCTATTGATGTGAACTATGTACTCCGGAGATTACACTATTGTGTGAATAGTTAAACTGTTAACTCCGGAGATTACACTATGTTAATGTTCGTTAAATTATTTAACGATCTGCGATGTAATTGTACCATTTTATCCCTTTACATTGTGACATAGTTATGTTATTGTTTGCATTGTAATGATGTAATGATGTTTAAACGTTTGCGAGTCCATATATGCCCATTCCAAACCCGGTTAACGATCTTGAGGTATGTTATAAGGGGATATGTATATTAGGTAAAAAAAATTATATACTAACTATATATACATACTACACATATATACACTATATATAGATAGAGAAGAAAAGAAGAGAGGAAAGAAAGAAGATCGTTAAATGGTTTCGTGAATGGTATATAAGGACTAGCAAACGGTTAAACGTTGTTACGTTGTTACAATGATTACATCGCAAACAATTGGCCGTAACCACTAATTAAACAAAGGATTGGAGATCTGAGATGAGAGAAGAAGAGAGAGTAGAGACAAGTGTGCCTGTGCAGGCGAGAGTTAGTTTGGTAGACCTGGCGGTGATTGACAGATATTGGATTGACTCTGGGTATGAGATGAGGAGTATGAGTCAGCTAGTAGGATGGAGTGTGAGTTTGTTGGTAGAGATATTGAGAGCTAGTGGGAAGATTAGAGGAGAGATGGGAGCTAGTGAAGCACATAGACATTTGAGTAACAGAGTGTTGTTTCAGAAGAGTTTGAAGAAGAGAGCGATGAAGAAGATAGGAGCAGCTATTACGTTTGAAAACTTGAGGAGAGAAGGAGTTAGGCCTGAAGACTATGTGAGGAAACAGTATAATGTGCTGCATAATAAGAGTAGCGTGAGACCTATGGAGATGGAGGTTAGAGATGTGAGGAGAGAGGAAATGGTTGCTGCGGCGACCAAGAGGTATAAAGAAATATTCGGTGATCAGCCTGTTAAGGTTAAGATGACTGATGAAGAATTGGAGATGAAGGCTAGGGAGATAGAAGAGAGGGATAGGGCTGCACATGAAGCTGAGGAAGAGTTTATGAAACAGTTCGGCGGTGGCAACCTGCCAACGCAAGGTCAATGAGTACATTGAGAATAGCTGAGACAAAGTCGACGCAAGGTCAAGCGAAAACATCATTGATAGCAACAGCTAAATTGTGATAGGTGGAGGTTAAATGGTTAAATTATTTAACGAACTCGGCGCCGCTGTGGAATGGCTGAAAATGCAACCTGGCGCGGAAATATGCATTTTCAGTCATCCATAGGTATTGACAACTCCGGCCGAATATGATATGTTGGGGTATGCTAGTAATGGATTACATAGACGGTGGGCGGGCGCTATGGTGCCTATTTGTGTTAATGCCAAACTATGGAAAGGAGTAGCATAATGAAAATCTATGGTGTGGTAGAAATTAACGACAATGGTGAGTTTGTAACATTAGTATTGGACACAGGCTCTGCTGTTCATCTGCCAGTTGGCGAACACAGCATTGTAGTTCACACTGGTCCACTAGAAAGCGGTGCCTGGGGAATCAAAGATGTGACTATCGACTTTCACGTTTAACTATGGAGTGAAGCCATGAAAGTTAAATGGTACGAATTTGAACTGATCAATCAACTTGTACTAGAGTGGGAAATCTATGATGAGTTACTATGGTTTCCTAGTGTCCGTGACATCTTCAGACATATGTGGGAATAGGAGAGACTATCTAATGCCTATTTGTGTTAACAATTAACTATGGAGACGAGCTATGAACCTTGAACTATTAGATGGTAGCATGGAGACATTGACACCTGCTTATGGCCGTGACTATCGCTCACGTACTGCAGTTACAAAGGACTTCGTTGATGGTAAGAACTTTGTGTTGCATAGAGTAGGTGAAACTAGAACTACATACTGCTCAGTGCGTGATTTTAGACCTGGCGTTGGAGTCTGGATTCAATACAATAGATTAACTAACAAAACTAGAGTAACTGTACCTAGGTAGTTAACGATTAACTATGGAGGTGTAGAATGACAGTTAGCGAGTTAGTAAAAGAACTTAGTCGTATGCCGCAGAACGGTGAAGTTAATGTATCATTAGAGTATGAAACTGGACTTATAGAGTTTTACTCTATAGGATCAGTTTCATGTGGAGGAGGAGTAGGTGATATTCCAACTATGATTAATATCTCTAAACCTGAAGATGGCTCAAATAGATAAACAATTCGTCCTAGGCATTACGTTAAAAGGGCCTAGAAAGGAAAAAGCAATGAGATACACTAAAAAGATGCATTTGGAGGAAGATGGGTACCTTGATTAAGTGGAGGTAAGATCTACGATAAGATCTACTGGGCTATCGTGGATAAGTTCAGCCTCGTAGGCACTGGCAAGAAGATGCCGCCGAAGTACAGAGCTGCCTACCACAACTTCGTAGAAAGGATAGTTGGTAATGACTAGGATGGAAAAGCCTAAGGAAGTCTGCATTACTGCAGACATGACTGTTTGCTACGAGCGGATAGTCAATGACCTCTTTAACTCAATAGATGTATGGGAAGACTACCACTTCGACAATAGAGAGGACCTGTTAGCAGTCGCAAAGCAGTTGGACAATAAACTAAGGAGGTGAGAAATGACTAAAGCGTGGAAAGAAGAACTTGAAACTATTCGTGAAAAGGTGCGGCCGTATCGCTATCCATTGCCTATGAAGCGGCAGAGGGTAGTTGCACGTGCTGAGCGTTCTGGCCCATGCAAAACCTACACTCGTGAAGAAATAGAACAATATGAGGCTCATCATGGATATAGATGAACTCCGCCTAAGGTCACAGACGCTACGAGCAAAAGCAGCGATTGAGCGAAAGAAGCTAGACCATGTTAGAAACTTGTACTACATGATAGAAGGAAAGTATTTGAAACTGAAGCATGAGTACGAGAATGTGGATCGAGAGCTTGCCATGTTAGATGGTAGGTTAAAGGTTCAGATTGGTCACTCTGGTGAAAAGGCACCTGTCTTGACACTGGAGCAGATCCTTTCAATAGCCAAGAAGTTAGGCATCAACATTGAGGAGGACTAAATGAAAAAAGAAATGAGATCAGAAGTACTGCCGATGGACTTCCGACAGATGAAGTACGTTCTCGAAGACACTATCGAAAACCTCCATAGGATAGTGGATCAACTCTCAGATCAAGGTGATCCTTTGGACAGGAAAGATAGGCAGATTGTCAAGTCGTGCCTGTCAACTATTTGGCTCCCAGACATTCTAAGAGAAGCTCAGTTCTTTGTTATGAGTGGAAATCTCGAAGATGCCAATCACAGCTTCCAACACATCATTAAGACTTTCGAAATGTTAGAATAGTAAAAGCAAAAGCCCGGAGGCTAACTCAGCTCCGTGCATTTTTTAGTTCGTTAATTTAATTAATCATCTCAAGAGGAGGTTCAATCATGTCTGATCTCGATATTGCAGAAGAATTAAACGACAGAATCAACTACCTAGAAGATATGATTGAGAAGCTTGAAGAAACCAAGTTTCAATGCAACTTCTGCGGCAAAGGCGTAGAACATGTAGGCAAACTCATAGCAGGAAACAAAGCTTTCATCTGTGATGAGTGCGTTGAACTGTGTATGGAGATATTAAAGGAGGAGAGACAAAAAGATGCCTAGAATGCCAGAACCTTGTAACTGTGGTGCCTTAGATTGTCCAAGGTGCTATCCAACAACTTGGAAGCGTAACTTGCTATATCAAAAATGGATAGATGAAGCAGAAAGTCTAGGAACGGACCCTAATAATGAAGATGACTTCGAGCGTTACTATAAGGAGTACATCAAAGATGAGTCCTAGCACCTGCAATGACATCTTATTAATTTTGACAACTGTTGTTTCACTTTACCTGGCGTTGCTAATAGCTGAGGATATATTCTGCATAGCATCGTCAATGATTAAGAAATATATGAGAAAAGAAAGGAAAGTAAGATGAAACACAACAGAACTCCCACAACGTCAATCACTGAACTAGTAAAGGAAGTCTCGCTCGAGGTTTGCGAGCCGCAGATCAAAAAACTCTTTGCAATAACTGACAGACTCGAAAAGCGCGTTTGTTCTATCGAAGATGAACTAAGCTGTTCAGTGTCTCTGAACTGTTGCGGTGTTCCAGGAGGCAGCACTGGCGAACGTTGGACAGCTACTGAAGATCAAGCTCTTTGCAACACATTACAGAGACTTATTAGTAACTGCGCTTGTTGGCACAATCGTTCAGAGCATGCAATTCGCTGTCGTTTACTCAAGATGCTTTCTTAAGCAGACAAAGTATGTATTATGGAAAGAGTCTTATAACAAGGAGGAAAGAAATGAGCACCATGAACGAAAGAGCACATGAAATTCTGAAGAGGACAGAGTTTAACCGAAGTGAAATTAGATACTGTGTTACAAGGATAGCCAAAGTCATCAAAAGCCTCAAAAAAGGAAATTGTCCTGACACTTGTCCTCTTCCACACTCGTGTATTGAATATGATCCTTTTTCATATTTCTGCTGCTCGTGTAGCTTTTTCTATCTCGGAATAGAAAAACCAGGCTGCGGCTGCTCGTTAATAGAGAGAGGCCTCATCACTCATCATCAAGCTATCTGCGGCCTTCACCGTTTCTCCACTATTATCAAGAATTATTTAAAAAAGAAAGGAACAGACTAATGGGAGACAGAGTTTCAATCCAATTTGCTCAACATAGGGAAGATGGAATATGGTATAGTGCAGTATTAAATAATCACTGGGGAGGTAGAGAATTTCCATATCTAGCTCTTAACTTTCTTAAATCTATAAATACAAAAACTGCAATATCTACACCTATGTCAAGATTAGAACCAAGTGCTGTTATGGTAGCTTTTGTACATGGCCTCGACTCACCATTAAGTTTAAGATTAGTACCTACAACGAATGACTGTGACAACTCTGACAATGGGCACTTTATCATTTGGACAGACACACTAACTATAGAGAGGGACCTATGAACCGATGCCAGTTCGTCTACGCTGACGGCTCCAGATGCAAAGAGCAAACCTTCGCATCTCGCTTATCACCTGAGACTATCACCTTCAAAGGTGTCTGCCCTACTGAAGATCGCGAAGTCATTCGCTCCTGGCATCCAGCCGAAGCTCACTACAGATTCTGCCACTACCATCGGCAGATATTAAAAGGCGAGGCAACTCCTGCCTTTACTCCTCCTTACGACCACATGGCTAGCCAACTTCGAAAGGCACGACTTCACTTCGAAGATCAGTTCTTAAAGAAAAAGGAACGTGAACTGAATCGTTAACGCTAATTAAAAATTTTCAATGGTACTACTTGACAATCAATTTGTAGATATGTTATGGTATTTCCATGATTTTGGCGGCCCATGTCGAAGACAACTTGTAAACTACATCAGGAGGAAAGCATGAAAAAGATCACTGTGGAAGCAACTGTTCCTGAAAAGAAAGATGCAAGTGGAAAGGTTACACAAGCGGCCATGGCTGGAACTCTCACTGTCGACTATGCCGAAACACTCGACGAAGCCAAACAGATGTTTGGAGAGGAAGCGGTCCTCTCCAATGCGTTCGCTAACTGGCGTGTCACGTTGCAGGCTGCGCTTCGTAGTGCTCTGAAGCGTGGTGAGACAGTCGAACAGATTCAAGCTCGACTCGGCAGTGCCAAGATGGGTGTCGCTGCTACGGCTGTCAAGATCGATCCTGTCCAAGCTTACCTGGCTCGTTTCGCTTCTGCCACTCCCGAGGAGCAGAAGAAGATGCTAGCAGAACTCCAGAAGCGCGCATCGAAATAATTCAGTAGCCCCTCTACTCTGGCCGCGGTAGAGGGGCTTCTTTTTAACCTTAACATTGTACCAAAAAGGATGAAGCACGTAAGTCAGTAAATTAATTTAACAAACTCAACATGGAAGGAGTATAAGATGAAAAAGCACATTGTCAAAATCGGATACAACTACTTCCTCGCCAACAATGCTGCAGAAGCAGTCCAACTCCTAGAACTCAAAGAACTCTCCCGCGAGTATGTCGGTAACAAAGAGATCTACACTCCTGAAAATGAAAAGGAGCGAATGGTAATTCTCGTTGACGAAGAAGACATCCGCACTATCACGAAGGAAGAAAAAGAAAACAAAGAACTAGAATCTGCAAAGTCTCGTGTTCAATGGGCTGAGAAGGAAAAAGCCAATCTGCAAAAGCAAGTCGAAGAACTCAAGTGTCAGCTCGCTGGACTCAAGGCATTGAAAGAAGAAACTGAGGAGACAGAAAATGCCTGAGTGGCAGCGGTGGAAAGGAATCATGAAAGCAGTGCCATTTGAGGAGAAGCGCCTTCTCAAGTGGCAGCCGCCGTTCATAGTCCAACCGAAACTCGACGGAGACCGAGGACGTAACCTACCTGGTGATAGATCTTTTCTCGTAACATCTGAAGAAAACCCTGTCTTCAGCGTACCTCACATCAATGAGGAGCTTGATCGCACTGGTTTGTGTCAACTACCGCTTGATGGTGAGTACTATAGTCATCAACTGTTCCTCGAGGGCGGTCACGAACTCATTCACTCCATCGTATCGCGCACTGTCAATCTCCACCCTCGACACAAGGAAATGGAATTCTGGGTATTCGATCTAAAGTATCCAACTAAGGACCAACTCACTCGTCAATGCGAAGTTAGCAAACTGCCTGAACATCTCAAACACATCAAGAAAGTACCATTCTGGATCTGCGACACACTAGACGACATCAAGCATGTGTATGACACAGTTGTTAACCAGGGCTTCGAAGGCATCATAGTGCGTAATCTCTATGGTCTGTACCAAGATAAACGCTCTACTATGCTAATGAAGTTCAAACCGAAGAAAAAAGATGACTATGTCATTTGTGGGTGGAAAGAGGAAGTTTCCGCAGAGGGCATCCCTAAAGGCCGCATTGGGTCTTTGCTCATGTCTTCGCAAACAGGTGATGAATTCAGTGTCAGCGCCGGACTTGACGTTGAAGAGAAAGAACGTCTCTGGGAAATTCGTGGTTTGCTTCGCGGAATGACTGCAACTGTCCACTATCAACACCTAACCAATCGTGGAGTACCTAAAGGAACATTTAACCTAGAGGTGCATTATGTTTGAGAAACGTGAGTTCTACATTGCTGGTGTTCAGTATCATGAAATGAAGAATGTCATCGGCACGCTTGAAGAAGGTGACTCACTCGAACTTACTCCTGAACCTAGCAACAGATACGATCCTAATGCTGTCCGAATCGAGGTCATGCACTTAGGAACTTCTGTCATGCTCGGGTACGTTCCGAGGAAGTTCTCTCCAGAAGTACGCGCCGCTCTCGACATTGGAACTGATCTCTATTGTCAAATAACTCGACTCAGTCCTGCTGCCAAACCCTGGGAACAGTGCATGGTCTGCATCGAGGAATTAGAGGAGGAGGAAGAAGATGCCTAAGTTTGTATACTGCGCTGTCTGTGGTTTTAGATCTCCTGTGGTTCGCAAAGCAGTTCCTAGCATCGGCCGAATCATAGACCTCATCGAGCCTCATGAGTGCTCCGTAGATCCTATCCCTCTCGATCTCGAGCCTCTAACTGTTCCTATCCCTTCTGAGGCTCTCAACAAAGATGACAACAAGTTCGTAAACAAATTGAACGATCTCATCCGTCGACCTTCTGGTATCACTTCAGTTGTTTTGCAGGACAGGAGAGAAGAAAAAGCTGAGGTCAAATCAACTGTACCAGACAACATCTTCAAACAGATCATGAACATGAAGGGAGATTCAGAGGATGAAGTGTCCTGACTGCGGCTATGATCTCTATTCTGTCCTACGCAAAGTGAAAAACCACATAGTGCGCGAGCTAGAGTGTCCAAACTGCGACTATCAAACAACCTGTGGCAAAAAGCCTGCTGAGACGAAAGATCTAAATGATGCCAAAGGTCTACGTAGTAAACAAAAGCAACCATGACTTCAGCCCTGCGCTGAAATACGGAGACATTGTGTTCCTCTCCGAAGGTACCATGAACCGTTATGCTACTAACAATATGTTTAGGTCCTTCGGAGAGGCTCTTGAAGGTTCGAGCGCTGACGACTACATTGTTCCGTGCAGTCTCAACGTAATGAACTCAATTGCCTGTGCTATCTTCGCACGGAAGCATGGGACACTTAATCTTCTTCTATTCAAAGACGGAAGGTACATAGAAAGGAATCACATACTGTGAACATTCCTGAGCATTCATCTTGGTCCATAAAAGATTCATCAAAGCTCGAAACATTCCAACGCTGCCCTAGACTGTACTTTTACGAATACATCTTAGGCTGGAGTCTGGATGTTCCTGCACATGACGCATACTTTGGTGAGTCCTTTCACAAAGCCCG